AAATCTTACACTGCGTCTTTGGTCACCTTACCCGACGTGAGCAGCGTGAGCATCAGTTGTATAACATTGCTGCTGACTACATTGTAAACAACACCTTGGTACGAGACCGCATCGGCGAGATGCCTAAGATTGTGGACTGCTACCAGGACTTTAAATACGAAGGCTGGACTTCAGAAGAAGTGTACGATGATCTTTTTGAGAAGTATGATGAGGATCAGCTAAAGGCACTAGGCGAGATGTTGGACGAGCACGTTGACTGGGAGAAAGGTGACGGCGAAGGTGACGGGGACGAAGGCGAAGAAGGTGAGGATGGAAATGGCAACAAGGTCAGCAAAAAGCGTCCAAAATACTCAGAAGAAGACCTGCGTCAGATTCGCGACGACATTAAAGAGAACATGCTGAGCGCAGCACAGGCAGCTGGAGCAGGCAATGTGCCAGCTGGTGTAGCTCGCATGATTAAAGATCTTACTGAGCCCAAGATGAACTGGCGCGAGCTGCTTCGTCAGCAGATTCAAAGCACTATTCGAAATGACTTTACGTTTGCCAGGCCAAGTCGAAAAGGCCAAATGACCGGTGCTATATTGCCAGGCATGAACTTCGACGAAACTATTGATATCTGCGTAGCACTTGACATGTCAGGGTCAATTGGCGAAAGTCAAGCACGAGATTTCCTAAGCGAGATCAAAGGCATCATGGACGAGTACATGGACTACAAGATAAAAGTCTGGTGCTTTGACACTGATGTATATAGCGAAGCAGACTTTAGTGCAGACGGTGGCGAAGACCTTACTAGCTACGAAATTAAAGGCGGCGGTGGCACTGACTTTATGGCAAATTGGAAGTATATGAAAGAACAGGGTATTGAGCCCAAGAAATTCATTATGTTCACAGACGGGTATGCCTGGAACAGTTGGGGCGACGAAGACTACTGCGACACAGTGTTTGTTATCCATTCTAATAGCAACAAGGAACTACAGGCACCGTTTGGACAAACTGCGCACTATGATTAAAAATCTTAATCCAAATCCTTTTGATGTGTTAGGACTACGCAAAGTGGGGTTCGCTGAGCCCCACTTTGAGTACGTTAACGTTCCTATGATTTACAACCTAGAAAGAAGTCTTGCTGAATGGATCTCTAAAAACTTAAAACACAAGTTTTATGTAGGACGTACTGTTGTTCTTGATCACGATAACAAAATTGTGCAAGTTGTAACTGTTGGGTTTGAAGAATCAAAAGATGCAAGTTATTTCATGTTAGCATGTCCTTATCTAAAATATAAATAAATAAAGTACGCACATAACATTATGAGGAGAACTATTTTGAGCGAAGACGAACAGGCAGTATCACAAGAAGTTGAACAGAAAGAAGCTGAAAAAAGTCCTGACTTGACAATACAAGATCTATCAGCTATCAAAAGCATTATTGATATATCTTGCCAGCGGGGAGCATTCAAGCCCGGCGAGATGGCCGCAGTTGGGCAAACATACAACAAATTAGAAGCATTTTTAAAAGCAGTATTAGCACAGCAAGATCAAGGAGCATAATATGCTAAAACACGTAGGTCGTATGGCCAACAATAAAAGAAAAGTAGTAGTTGCTTATAAGGTAGTACCAGACGATGAGCATAACTGTATCGTAATTACTACTGAGAACTTAATGGCCGAAGAACACGATGCCCTTATTAAGTTAGTAGAAAGTGCAGCGGGACAACAAGCTGAAGATCTAGCAACAGTAATGTCCCGCACTCCTTTGCCAGATGGACGGAATATGCTAGCATCGTTTCATCACACAGGTAAGATGGTTAAAGTACCAACTAACACCGTGCAGATGACACCTACTGCAAATGACCACATCATGTTAGATGAGCTTAACGATCTCATTGCATCGCAGCGCGGAGTTACGCTAAGAGAATTAGCAATGTTAAATCCTTCTAAGGCAGATAGAAAAGATAATGTCGTGGCACCAACTAATGACGCAATGTCATTGGATGCCCCTGCTGTACTAACAGACGAGCAACTAGCTACTCAATATCGATCGCAGGCTAATGCAATGTACAAAGAAGCAAAGCGACTAAGAGAACAAGCTGAAGAGCTAGTGCCAACAAAGAAAAAAGTAGCCCCAAAGGCAACAAAAGCTCGTGCATGATAAGCTACCTCCAGAAGTAATAGAACACTGGCCTGAAATATTTAAAGATGTTGAAATAAAAGCAGTTCCTATTGAATATATCAGCAGTGTTATAGTAACGTTTGATGACGGGAAAATATGGGAAATAGAATTAGATAAAGAAAATAGTCCGTTAGAAGCTCTTGACAAAACGCTTGATTCTTTTTTTGATGAATACGACGAATATATTGAATCAGTTGATTTTAGATTAGATACAGAACAGGTTATAAAAGACATTAAAGCCCGCACAAAACAGTTCCTCAAAAAGAGAAAGTAAAGTCCTCTTAAGATATCTTATACTCTGCATAAATACGTGTATAGCATATCTTAGGAGTTTTTATAATGGCCCTACGTTTACGACGCGGCACCGAAGCACAACGATTATCAATAACGCCAGAAGAAGGCGAATTGATATACACCACAGATGAAAAAGCTTTATGGATAGGTGATAGTGACTCTACTCAAGGCGGTACACTAGTTACTGGCACTGGTGGTTCATCTCGACTAGACCAACTTTTTGACGTTGATAGTGCGTCATTTGTAAACGGTGGTGTACTAAGTTATAGCAATGGCTTCTGGAGTAGTACGCTGCTTCCACTTGCACAATTAGCTGATGTTGAGCTAACTAGCCTTGCTGACAATCAAATTTTAATGTGGAACGAATCTGCAGAACAGTGGAGTGGCTCGTTTGTGACTCTATCTCAGCTGGCCGACGTCAACCTAGGCGCAGTTGCCGAAGGTGATATACTAGTATACGATGCAGGTACACTTAAATGGATATCTTCTAACGGGGACAGTTTAATAGGGTTGAATCAATTATCTAATGTAGATCTTGGCTCAGTTACCGACGGCGATTTATTAGGATATGATTCAGATACAAACCGATGGACTGCAACCACATTCAATGCTGCTGGACTAGTACCAGGCAATAGCTATAACATAGGTCTGACAGCAGATGATGACTCACCGCTTGTTGACTCTGCAACTAAGACACACTACGGCAGCTTCTACGGAGGACTGTACTCCGATGATGGACTAGTGCTAATAAACAGTAATACTGGAATTGCATCTACTTCTGCTGGTGATACTCTGATAGACTTTACTACCGGTGAATTCACAGGTACACTAACAGGAGATGTTGACGGTGATGTAACAGGCAATGTATTTGGTAGTGACTCTTCTCTATTAGTAGACGGTGTCAACAGTGAGCTAACAGGTCTAGTAACAGGCGATGTTTCGACATCTTTCCTAGAAGTTAGCAAAGACAATACTATTGCAGATCAGGCTGCAATAGTATCATTTAACGGAATATCAGGAACGTACATTCCGTTTGTTGAAGTTAATAGTACAGCAGGTACTATCGTAGCTCCAGTTGATCAGATTGCAGGAGCCGGCGTTGGTGGCTATCGAATTAATACTACTATCTCAGGCACAAATAAAACAATAACCGCTTTAATTAGTACACTAGCGTCTGATGCAGATACTAGCACTGTTAATCCTAAAGCAATCACTCAACTAGCAGTTGGAGGTAATAACAGCCTTTCTTTCTTTAACTTTAACGGAAACGGAATATTCAGTGTACCTACTGCAATTAAGACCGGAGTATTTGTTGATGCTACAGACAGAGATGCCGCAGTTATCACTCCAGAAGCAGGAACTATTGTATTAACCGGAACAACATTCCAGGGATATAACGGTACTAATTGGGTCGACTTAAACTAATACCAAAGTTTCATTAATGCTACTCCTTACTAATATAAATAAGATTATTAAAGGATATAGCATTAATGATAAAAGGTATAAACAACACTCCGTATTTTAATCTTGAATCTCACGTTGATATGTCAACGTTTGAAAATCTTCAACCAGAGATAATCAGAGGGATCTCTGAAGCAAGGCACTGTGCCAAAGAAGGTACATGGATGAGGCCGGGCTTTGACCAGAGCCAAGGAAGTTATAAGTGGCACTGGAAACCTATATTCCAGGCTCTAGACGAATATCTTGCACTACCAGACAACAACCCTATTAAGCAAGGAGGGTGGGATCTGTACTGCAATATCAAAGACCACGAAACACGTAATAAGTTTACTCGATACCTCAAATTAGCACTAGGTGCATACGATCCTTATACTTACTATTTCTTATGGGAAGAGGGTTCGTGGGACGACAGAACTGCACTTCGTCAGCTTACTCCAGAAGCACAATACTTTCCTAACGTAGTTAATTGGGTAGAAAGTATGATCACTAATAATATATTTGAACATGTGGGCAGAGTAATTTTCTTTGTATGTGAGCACGGAGGTTATCCTTTTGAACATCGTGACCTCGATGGCAATAAAGGAATGGATCAAACATATAGCCCTCATCGTAACGAGTTTATTCACATACGTCCTAACACTAAGAAAGCGTTTTACCTTTGGGATCCTGAGAAGAAAAATAAGGTATACATAAACGCACAAGCCGCATGGTGGAATGACCAAGACTGGCACGGCGGCGAAATGATTATGGAACAGAGTTATGGTCTAAGAATTGACGGAAAGTTCACCCAAGAGTTTAGAACAAAGCTGGGTTTATCGCACTTGGAGAATTACTAATTGAAGTATGTAGGAAACTTTATAGACAAAGTGCCAGACGGCCTAATAGAAACACTGCTTACTGAAGACGGTGAAATTACTCCCGTTTACCAGCCAGACAAGTGGCAGGGTAGTCCTGAAATTGAAGCTGCTCTCAAACAAGTCGAAGATGCAGGATATCCTGCGCTAGACTACTACTTTCATCAGTACACTGATAATACAAAATGCATGCAGTCGTTCGTCGACGATCTCAAGTGGTTAAAACTTGACGGCGTTGTGCCTAGAAGGTTTGATCGTCACCATTGGTGGATTGTTAAATATAATCCTGGAGATATGCAGCCTATGCATGTTGATCCGCATGTTCGCGACGCAAAAGAGTGTTTGCGTTATACTATGATGCTAACTGACTTTGCTGAAGGGCACATACTAACGCACGACGATTTTATGCTAACTGATTACAAAGCAGGCGATTTATTTTTATGGGAGGACTACTATTGTTATCATGGCGCAGTTAACATTGGATACACCCCCCGCATATCTTTACAAGTGAGCTTCTATAACAAATGAAATATATCGGAAACTGCAAGGAATGGATTCAACCCTGGTGGATCGAAAGAATATTAAGCACCGACGGAGATATCTCGCCGCTGCACCAACCACAAAATCAAAACGGCGAGCTGCCTGAACAGCAGGAACTTTATAAAAACTTCTGTAGCGCTGGGTTCGACAAACGAAAGTTTTACGTAAATATGTATACTCAGAATAAGACTAAAGATATTTTAGACTTTAAAGTTGAGGCGCCGGAACTTATTGACATGACTGGAAAAGTTTGGAAGTGGTGGTTTATTAAAACTATGCCTGGTCAATTGTCTCATTGGCATTTTGATCCTCACACAGTGTATTATAAAGATTCAGAGAGGTACTGGATTGCGTTACACGACTACGAACCTGGACAGATATTTACGTGGAAAGGTGGGAAACTATTAACTGATTTTATTGCAGGCGATATTTTTAAATTTGACAAGCCGCACATGATGCATGGTACGGCTAATATAAGTATGAATCCCAGATACAGTTTTCAGTGCACTGTGCACAAGCCCGAGAAGGTCAGTCTATATAACAAGAAGTATTATACTATAGATTAAGAATAAGCTAAAAAATTATACTGATACTTAGGAACCAACCCTACATTAGCTCCTGCATGCCAAGCACGGTAATCGTTCCATTCATAGATATTACCGTTTGCTTGGTTGTAGAAACATTCGTTCTCAACTATGCTAATATGCCCAACTGCTGGTTCGCCTATAAAACAAACAAATCGTCGTAGTTTTCCAAGTTTAAGATATTCTTCTTCGTTGTAGTCAATGTCGTAATGCCACGGAGCAGTGTAACCTGGATCAACGCGACTAATCCACGATCTAATGTGAGTAACGCCTATAATATTCTCAAACTGTTTTTCGACATTGTAGCCATAGTCAGTTGCGTAATAGTTAGTCCACTTTATAGAATCTTGATTATACCCTGCTGCATCCCACATATTAAATAATCTTTCGTATTTTAATCCAGTAAGAACTGTTCGGTCAAGTATAATTTCTTTACCTGGTAGTTCCGAAATTTTGTTTATTATTGAGCCCCAGCCAGGATCATAATTTGTTACGTATCTACAAGTCATAAATTTCCATATCGTCTAGTGTCTATTAGTATTTACGATAATTAATAGTAATAGAGGAATATCATGGAATACTACTATAATCAAAAGTTAAACGAGCCGCCGTGGCGTAACAACCTCGTATATACTAGTCTTATTAATAAAGATCATACTATTTTTTGTCAATGGTTTCATAACGATTCAGACTATCATAAGGGCCAAAACGAAGTCATAGACCAATGCTTAATGGATGAAAAATGGAACAGAGAAGTAAAGTATCTTTCGATTATGCAGCAAGAGTACCCACATCTAGTTCCTGAAGTAATTAGCATAGATCACAAAGAAAGAAAGGTCCTTCTTAAAATTGACGGTCCAGATTTATGGCAACGTAGTTTAGCTCAAGACGAATGCTCATTTGATAAGATACTGCCTAATTGGGAATCCCAAATGCTAGAGATTGTACAGGCACACAAGGACCTAGGATTTTACAAGTTTTCGATGCATCCAAACAGTTATTTTATCGTAGACGGGCAACTGAAAAGCATTAACTATTTTTTTGTGTACGCAGCGTCTGAGAAGGTTGTACGCATCAAAGACTTCATTAGCCACATTAGCCACAACCGTAGAACAGATTTAATAGCATATTCAGAAAAACTAGGCATAGACTGGCAGGAAGAAACACCGTTAACTAAAATACAGCAGCTAGCGTTTGACAGTTTTCGTAGTAACTACCCTAATGAATTTATTGATGCTGCCCAGGAGATATACCAGTGTACGAAGTAGTTCAGTGGTCCTCCAAACTTGATCTAGCTGAATTTTATAAAGAAGCTGATACTAGGGGATTTGTAAACAACGCTAGTCAAAAAGTTATGATCGATTGTTTTGCTAACGAACGTAAGTGGAATGCGTGGATTTTGTATAAAGACAGTAAAGCAATTGGTTCTGTTGCTGCCCATAGTTTTGACGACGTTATGGGACAAGACAGTTATCGTATATTAACAAGAGTATGCACATTTGGCGAAGCAAGGAAAGCAAAAGGTCTAACAACCGCAAAGAGATTATGCGGTGAGCATCAAAATCTCACAGACCAGTTTCTTCTGCCTAAGTGCATAGAATGGGCTGGTCGAGAAAACTTATACGCAACATCAAATGCCAACACCGCAGCGAGTCAGCGTCTAGTACATTCTATTTATTTTCCTACTTTAGAAAAAATCGGAGTAGTAACTAGGATAAAAAACGTTCACTATCGCCATACTGACCAAACAGTATGGCAAATTAATGTAGACGAGTTTGAGGAGAACCTAGCTAAGTATCCTAGGTGGGTTTAAAAATCTTATCATACATATTAGACAGCACTTCGTTTGGCCATTCTATATGTGTAGAAATTGAACGCTTACAGAACTTTTCTAAGTCTAGTTTGTCTTCGTCAATTGCTTCGTCAAATCGGTGTCCTGAGTTTGTACCCATTAATCCCTTAATATCTTTAAGGTACATGTACGGAAACTCTTTGCCCGCAGTTGCATAAAAGTCAAACGTCTTAAGAACGCCGTTACTTATGAAATAACAATGCGGGTATAAACTAACTTTATAATATCCTGAATCTATAATATCCTGTAATATTCTTAACATCTGCTCTTCCCAGTTTGGTAGAACGTCGACTATGTTTCTTCCAGAATAAATGATATGGTTAAGCGTTTCGCCGCCCCATTCGATAAATATCTTCTTAGTGTTATAATCTATTTCGACAATATTTGGTGCCCACAGCTTATCTTGAAATAGCATTAAGTATTTTACTTCTCGATAAAAAACGTAATCAACTAATTCTTTAGTATAGTCTGGTCGCTCAGGTAACCATTGTGCTAGGTCGGTAGTCTGGTATGCATTTGTGTGATCAAAGTGCATACATAGTACATCATTTTCTTTATTTGCTAAAGGAGTATAAACCATATTAGTTCCGGCCTTCTCCATATCATACGACTTGTACTTATATACAGGATCCCATGTTGAGGTATCAATACTCATTAGTCTGTCCTAATCTAACTTCGAATTGTTTAGGTACAATTTGCAATTCATCAATGCAACTGTACTCTATAAAAAATGCTACGCCTGCTGTAGTAGTTCTAAAATTTGTTATAATGTGCCTTTTATTAGAACAATTAAGCCACGAGCTAACACTGTTGTCGAAAAGATATCGACAATTTACACCCTGCACTAAGATTTCGACTTCCACAGGATTCATCAGAGTGGCATTATTAAGTAATTTCCTAACTACTAGCTGTACTCGGTTAAACTCGCCAAATACCGCTGCTGAATGACATATACTAGTGTCCATTAAATACCACTTCCCGTCAACGATAGACGGGTACATCTTTTTACTTTCAAGGTCTATTAAAAATGCCTCATCGCTTCGAACAGTCAAATGATATCGATCGTCGATGTCAGCGTGACGAAGATAAGACGTGCCGTTTTGCATGATAATAACTCTAGCTTCGCCTATGTTGCTAGGTAAGCTGTGCAGTGCAGTTTCAAATACAGTGCCGTTAAACTCAGGCTTTATTGCCCACGGATCATAAAAAAAATCACCAGTAGGATAATTAATTGAAATTTTAGCAGGATCGTCGCCCATTATGTCAAGAGATTGTGCGATCGATATAGGAATAAAAAAGTTAGTAGCTGATATCATAAAGCTATTTACCTAACAATAGAACAGGTAAATATTAGTATGAAACCGTACCACTATATTAATATCAACGGAGTTCGACTGCCTGTATCTAACGAATGGAAGAAGATAGGCATAAGCGTTAGCGGAGGAGCTGATAGTGCGCTGCTTGCTTATTTAATTTGTTTGGACACTACAGCAGAAATACATATTATAAGTCAAGTAAGAGGATGGAAAACAAAACCTTGGCAAAGACATAATAGTATAGAAGTATACGAGTGGCTGGTTCAACATTTCCCGCATTTAACATTTGTAAGACACGAAGGATTTATACCGCCAGACCTTGAGTGGGGTGATAAAGGTCCTAATATTATAGACGAGTACAACAAGTTAAAAAGTGGTAATCAAATTATTCTTCGATCACACAATGAGTTTATAATTCACAAAGAAAAATTAGACTCGTGGTTTGCTGCTGTAAATAAGAATCCAGAGGTACCATTCCAAGGTGCACTTGCTGATAGAGACGAAGGGCACCTTCCGTTAATAATGGAACACATGGGTATTACAATTTGCCATCCTTTTGTGTATACTATGAAAGACTGGATTATTAAACAATATTATAACTACGATATCCTAGACCTTCTTAATATTACAAGAAGCTGTGAAGGAGACCTAAACGATTACCCCGAGGTATTTGGAGACCTAGATTATCAAACATACATCCCAGGACAATACGTTCCAGAATGTCAACAATGCTTCTGGTGCAAAGAAAGACAGTGGGCTATTGAACAAGTCAAATAGTTGTACTTTTTGTATGCATCCTTTTACAGGATTAGCCACCCGCGAAGACGGCGCTATTAAGGTGTGCTGTCGTTCTCAGCCCATTGGGTGGATACAAGAAGAAACCTTAGAACAAGCGTGGAACAACGACAAGATGAGAGAGGTTCGTAAGCAAGTATTAAACAACGAGCGTCCTGACGTATGTAAGCCGTGCTTTGATCTCGAAGATCAGGGGGTCGAGAGCTTACGACAACGCCACATAGCAGGTGTTATACCCGAAGCAAGGGCCAACTTATACCCTGACGCACTGGACGGTTTGGAGGACGACTATACTATGCCCTTCGAATTCCCTACTATAGAAATAAAAATCAACAACTTATGCAATCTCAAGTGTAGAATGTGTAATCCACTGGACAGCACTAGCTGGAAAGACTGGGATCAGGTCACTGAGTTTTACAAAAAGGAAAACAACTACTTGATTCCCACAGTAGAAAAGCTAGTAGATAAGCCAGGACAGTACATAGGTCCGTTTGACAATACAGCAAACTGGTGGGATAGCTTCGAAAAGCTGCTACCTTTCTTTAGACGAGTAGAATTTGCTGGTGGGGAACCGTTAATGGACCCTAATCACTACAAGATTCTTGACATGCTAGCGCCGTACGGTGAGAACATTGAAATAAAATACGCAACAAACGGCACAAAGCTGGGCATAGGCAAGGGCCGGACTATACAGGAGTACTGGCCCAAGTTTAGAAGTGTAGCTGTAAACGTGAGCATAGACGGTATACACGATGTATACGAATATATCCGCGGCAACGGCAAATTTAACGAAGTAGTCGACAATATCAGAATTATGCAATCTATCCCTACAGTGAGCAGAATTGTTGGGGCATTTACTGTACAAGCAAATAACATCATGCAAATTGACAAAGTGATTGACTATTTCTTAAACGAACTAGATATTATCTTTTACAGCCACCGGGTAACCTATCCAATGGCGTTGAGTGCGCAAGTATTGCCGCCCGCATTAAAACAGGAGGTCGTTAACAAGCTAGAAATAATGAAAACAGAAGTGTTGACCTATCCTAAAATTCAATCAAGTGAGTTGCTAAAGAAAGTAACGCTGCAACAGATTCAAGACAACATTAACTTCTTACAAGCAAAGTGTATGTTCGAATCACACTGGCAAGACTGCATTGCGTTTAACAAAAAACTAGATGCTACACGAGGTCAAGACTTTTTGGCAGCTAACCCAAGGTTTAGACCCTACGCATGAAACACGTGACCAGCAAGTGGCCTCACCAAGACAGTATTAAGGTAGAATGGAATCTAGGAAAACGCTGTAACCTAGATTGCGGCTACTGCCCTGCTGAAATCCACGATAACTTTAGCCCACACACTAATATTGAGATACTAAAACGCACAGTAGATCACCTTGCGGCTCTAGGCAAGCCGGTGCGTATAAGCTTCACAGGGGGCGAGCCTTGTGTGCATCCTCAAATAGACGAACTGCTACGCTACGCAAAAGAGAGAGTAGATTGGATTAATGTGACCACTAATGCATCCAGGAAAGCAGAGTGGTATATTAAACAACCTGTAAACCATTATGTGTTCAGTCTTCACTTTGACAATAAAACCGTAGATCGAATGATTAGGCAAATTATGCAAGTCAAAACAACCTCAATCATTCCGTTCCATGTAAATATCATGGCGCACCACGAACACATGGACCGTGTTAGATCTGCTGTTAGATTATTTAGTTTGTTTGATATACACTACGCTGTACGACGCATACGATGGACTGAAAAACACGACTGGTTTGACGACTTACGATACGTTCAAGAAGATCTAGAATGGTTGCTAGAAAACGATGCCACGGCAAAATCCAACGTAATTATCGACCATACAACTGAGTTACATGCTAACGATGTTATTAAGAAACATCTTAATCAATTTAAAGGGTGGCAGTGTAACGCCGGTGTTGAGAGCTTGATGATAAACTGGGACGGTGAAGTGCATAGAGCAACATGCAGAGTAGGTGGCAGTTTAGGTAACATTTATACTGGAACATTTACGCAACCGCCCGAAGCTATAATTTGCACTAGGCAATGGTGTACTTGTGCCGCAGATATTCCTTTAACAAAGACCAAAATATGATAAAAACAGAAGCAATAACATTAGCTGGCCCAGAAAAAATGATGGTGACCTGGGACACGGGTAGACGATGTAACTTTGATTGCACCTACTGCGAAGCTACTAGACACAACACGTATAGCCCCTATCATTCCTACGAAGAATTATTAACTACACTAGAATTTGTTAAAGAGTACACTAGTATATACGACACAGAAAAACAAGGCGTAAACGTAGATTTTACCGGCGGAGAACCTACTGCTAATCCTAACTTTTGGAAACTGGCCAGACATATAAAAGATCACGAACCTCAGTTAAGTTGCGGATTAACAACCAACGGAGTATGGAATCCTAGGCGAACTGAAGAGATAGTAGAATTGTTTCACGGGCTAACGGTTAGCTACCATCCCGAAGGCGGAGCAAAGGCCAAGGCTCACGTTATAGAAAATATAAAACGCCTTCACAAATCCGGTATTTGGTTGCAAATAAATGTAATGATGCACGTTGATCACTTTGAAGAAGTACAACGAGTGTGTCGCTTACTAACAGATCTTGGTATAACGCATTTTCCAAGGCCAATCGGAGACGGAACGGTTGAAAGAAGTGGATGGTTTAAGGATACTGACGGATCTATGCGCAGAACTAGTCATAGTTACAGTGAAGATCAACAAGAGTGGTTCTTTGACTATATTGGCCAGCCTAATCCTGCAAAACAAAAGAAGGAAGGATCTTCAATAGGAAGAGGCTGCTGCGGTGGAAGATGCATGACAGGAAAAGTTGACGGCGAGTGGATTCCAGTAACTCACGTTGACAATAATTTTAAAGGATGGTTTTGCTCTGTTAATAAATTCTTTATGCATATTGACCAACATGATAAATTAGTCTATCATCATCAAACTTGTCAATCACTTCACGGTGGCAAAAGAGGACCGCTAGGCAGTTTAAACAACACTGCTGCCATTCTGGACTACGCCAAAAATGCAGTAAACGGTAGTCCTATAGTATGCCCGAACAATCGTTGCGGGTGCGGAACTTGCATTCCTAAAGCTAAACATATAGAAGTGTTCAACTTGCTTTAAAGCAAGTGTGCTAACTCCGGAAATACTATCTTAGCTGAGTTGCCTCGTATTGCATCCAGTTTAGTCACATATTCTTTAAAGCCAGGCAACAGATAGCTGTTGTCTTGAGCGTCCATATGTTTTAATACCGCTTCCCATCGCTTCCATCCATAAGGGTTAATTTTCCAAAAGTCGTCGTCTTGACGATAGTTTTCCCAAAGCCACATTTTAAACTCTGCAAAAATTCGATGTACTTCTAGTTTGTCTTCTAGCGGAAGTATCTGTATGCTAAGAAACGTAGGAATATACAGTAGGTGCATGTTCACAAGTCCGCCTCCCATCTGTACTCCACCCGGAACTGTTCCTTCGTTTAGCTTCTTAAAGTTCGAACGTATCTTCCATTTCATGAACTCTGGCAAATGTTTGATGTTAAAAATCTGTATTGCTGTTGCTAGACTAGTCTGAATATTATCAGGTGAATCGTCTAACATATGAAGCGTCTTCTCAACTTGTGCAAAGTCTGTAGGAAAGCGAATGTATTCGTCGCGTGGACCACAGGCATCCATGCTGATAGCAAACTTAACCTTTTTAAACTTCTTCCATAACTCTAACAATTCGTTGTCGACTAGCAGTCCGTTTGAGTTATAACGCAGTAGTATCTTATCTTGGTAGCCTTGTCTTATAATTTCTTGAATAAACATTTTGTGTTCTTTAATCATAAGCGGTTCACCGCCAGCAAAGTATACTTGTTTAAGGTTTGGTACCTGTTTGTACATCTCTTTCCAGAAAGTATCTTTTTGATGCCACTTATTGTCAAAATTATCTTTGTCGAATTGGAGTTGTTGTTTGACATTATCGTCTTCAATTTGAGGTAATAACTTTTGCCAATCTTTAACCCACTTACTAGAATCATGAGGACTACACATTACACATTTAATGTTACAAGTATGTCCGAGTCTTAGGTCAAGGTATTGCAGTTCTTCTGGTACTGTTCCGTCTTGTTTAGTTTGCTCTATTAGATAGGGGATGTCAACATCATCGCGGTGCCAAGTCATTGTCTCCCATATTCGTTTAGACACAACTCCTTGACTTTCTTCTTTAAAGCACTTAGTACAACTTGCAGGAACTTCGCCTTTGAGCATAGTTGTACGCACACTTTTCATGTAATCGTTATTCCATGCGGCCATTGGAGTGTCCTTGCCAAAGTTTGCAGGTTTGCCGTCTTCCATTTTAACCAAGCCCACTTCGTGGTCATTGCCTGCGCCGCTGGCGTTTGCACTGCAACACAAGCGCATATCTCCGTTAGGACGAGTGGCGAAGTGAATCCACGGCAGTACGCAGTAACTTTGCGAACCTGAAACTGTTTCTATTTCTCGTTGATATTTGCCTAGTGCACTGTCTTTGTCATTGTACCATTTGTTAGTCATTGTTTAATATAGTTACCTTAATAAATTGATCTTTTGGCTTAGGAAGCTCTGCTACGCTTCCGCAGGTTCTCGCACATGTTACTAACTTGTTTTGCGTCCAATAGTATTCCCAAGCAGTCTGCCAACTATCAGAGCTAACAATGTCGTTAACTGATCGATTCAGGGCGTTAGTATCTCCCAGTGTTTGTTTTAACTCTCGATACTGCTGTAGCATGTGAGTTCTTATCTCTCTAGTGATGTCATTTGCAGGTGCGTAGTTGTAAGGTGCGCTTGCAAGAAAACAGCACGGAAAAACATTTCTATACGCATCAATGTATATCTCTTTAGTGTGCTGAACGTAACAATTAATTTCAGAGTCGCCTAATACTTTTCTATAATTCTTAACAGTATCTTCTGAAATAAAAGGAAGCTCCGAGGAAGAAGGCGGCTCAATGAAGTACTGCGTTTCTCCTTTATTGTCGTATACCGGAAATTTAGGACTTCCTACAAATCTAGAACTGTTCTTCTCAGTAAACAGCGCAAATCCGGTCTCTTTGGCCCGGCTTCTGGCTTCTTCTACTTGATGCTCGTTATGTTTAAATTTTATAAAACACCATTCGGCATTACCGCCGGCGCCGATAAATGCAATAGCATTTTTAATAATACGATTGAAATCAGTACCAATACGATAAAGATGATGTGTATCTTCTAGCCCATCTAACGCAAAGATTACTTTATGTGTCCTAGGTAGCACTTTGGCTAACTGTGCCCACCATGCTGTAGTTCTAGCACTTCCGTTTGTGTGTATACGAATATTAAGACTAGGATTTGTTTGGGCGGCGTAATCAATCATATCAATAAGATCCTTGTTAATAATAGGATCACCAAAGTTGCCGCACATATAGAAACCTTTAATTTGGTCCAGAACTCCGGGCGTGGCTATCTTCTTAAAATCGTCAACTGACCATTCCTGATTTTTTATTAACGGATTATCTTGGCCGCCATGATGGTTTCTTGAGCACATCGGACAAGCTGCTTGACACTTGTTGGTTATCTCAAAGTGGATATCTTCGAGCTCTGTAAATTTAAACAATTTTCCTCCCTATCAACATAAATCTTGTGTACAGTGGTGTTTCTAGTTCGTCGCGGTGTATAACTTCTATTTCCGAATGTTCTTCAAATTCTTGTAGTGTTGAGTGGCACCGAACGTGCTCTGCACAATCAAAATAGTTGTTACTCTGCAGAACAACAAGCGCATTCGTCGGAACTAAGCTTAACCACTGATCATATTGTACTTGTGTTAAGTGCTCACAAATAGTGTTAATTACTACGTCACCTCTATATATCTGCCGAGTTAAATCGCCAGTAATTGCTCGGAACCTTCCCTGCATCTCTTGTCTTTTATTTACCGTGCAGGCTGTTTCCTCACAGTAAGGATCGATATCGTAAGAATGTATTTCTCTAATTTGCAGATTGCTATTAAATAAAATACTAGCAAGCACGCCGTTCCAGCCACCGTGAATGACATATTTCGATGCACTTGTAGGGGCATACCTAGTAAGTGCTTCTACTAACCATACTTTCGATCGTACTTGTCCCTTCCAAAAGCTCTCAAGAGTTCTGTATCTACTACTCGAGTTGCGCACCGCATCCATCCAAAATAATACGTCTTCGATTTCTACTTTCATTGTTTTACCTTGGGTATTTTTGAATCTGCAGAACTTACGCAAGTCGGAGTAATACAAGTAGCTGGACTTGTAAATAAGCTAAATCCGTCTTGGATAGTTCCTAGTGGAACGTCGTGGCAACTATAGGCTCGTTTAACTTCGCCACCGGGCTCGCGTATAATGCAACTTTGAAAACCTGCGTTACAGTTCCATCCTTGAAACTTATTAAAACCAAATGCATTAAATCGTTCTGCTTGATCTATATAATAAGTATTGCCTTGTCTATCTTCCAAGCGAACTTGCGGAGCGACCTCTCCGTGGTACTCTTGAGGGAATCCAATTTGAAGAAGTTGTTTTTGTGCGTCAGTATAGCCCTCTACCACTTCAGTAGCCGTATCGTTGCTCTGTGGCTTTAGTGTGACGTTTATACCACGTTCCGCAAACCTTGCACATCTCTCATAATACTCGTCAAACAGTTCAGGAACCATTACTTGGTTAATAGTGAGATAAGTGTTGTTGTCAAGTAGTTGCAAACACTTGTCTCCAAACTCTTGTTCACGAGCAAACTCTGCATGAAAGCTAGCTGTAATACTGCGACGAGCAAGAGGTGCAGTTACTTCTAGCCATTTGTTCCACCATTTACTACCTGGGCTTAGATTCGTAGTCATATGCAGACTTTGATACTGGGCAAAGTCGTCGTTTACATAGTGCTCTATTAACTGGCCAAATTTCTTGTACGCTGTTGGCTCACCGCCACTAAACGAGAAATGAAACTCTGTAAATCCGTTGGCTCTAGCTTGACGTTTGATCTCTGTTATTGTGTTTTTGTATAGTTCTAGCTGACGGTGGTCCGGAACACTTGTTCGCGCATAAGGCCAGCAGTAAGAACAATTATAGTTGCAAAATCTAGCCAATATCCAAGATACAGCAAACAGTTTGTTATCTAACATTGTTTGCTGTCCGAAACTAGTTATGTCTTCGAACGGAATATCTTGATAGCTCATACGTTGAGTTTGTTCTCCTCTAAGAATTGTTGGTACAGCCAGTCATAATCGTTTATCTTTCCTAGCTCATTATTAAACTGATAAACAGTGCCGTATTTGCGGCCAGCGGCGGCTCCTCTAAGAGCATAGTCTCCAAACATTGCTCCTCTGCCACTTGTGCACCAAACATCAAGGCGTTGTTTAGTTTCTTCGTCTATTTGTCCTCTTATAGTGTTGCTTGCTAGTTTAGCACACTCTCTAAATGCGCTTCTCCATGTTGCAAACGCATCTGTATTAAAACTGGTTATATTTGATATATCTGGCATTGCTTTAAAATTGGTTGAAATACTGGTAGTCACGTCATGGCTGTCAAAATCCATATTTAAAGTGAGCCTGCGCGGCAGTAACTTTACGCCTCCGTAGCCGTATTCTAATCCGTTAATAGGATTAATGCTGCGCCAAACATGCACTGTGTCTAGGGAATACTCATCTACTTTATATTCAAAAGAAAAATCGTCAGCTAGCTGCGCGTCAGCATCGACTACCCAAAACATCTTAGTAAAGCACTGTTTAGCTGCTTTGATGTGAGCTTGGTGAATTCCTTTAACTCCGTCTACCCGTTTAGCTGCCGGGAATCTGCGTTTAAGAGATTCCCAGTTTTCTTCTGCGTTAATTTCATTGTAGCTTATAAAAATTATATCATACATAATATATTGTACTACTTTTTATTAAATATGTCAATTACTTAGTATTACCATAATGAATAACTGTGCTTACACTGGATGTTATTTTACGCCAAGGATCGACTATAATACTAAAAGGAGGTATTGAACAGTACAGTTCATCTACTGACTGTTTACCTGTATACTCGTAAGTAACCGAAGCAGAGTGTGCCATTAAGAATACGCCTGGTTCTGTAGGTTGATAATCATCACCAGTGTACGGATCTATATACGTGGGCAGAAATCCTGCTTTTTCACAATAATATCCAACCAGTAAACTGTAACTTCCGTCAACGTACGGAACCCTTGGCTTATACGCTTTTCCATGGATGTATATGGGCATATTGTGTTGTTTAGCTTGCTCAACTAATACTTTTGCTAGATTCTCTGCCTGGGTCTCCCTTGACTGCATAACGGCACCAAACAGATCGTACCCTAGATCTAGCTTTTCTGCCAAATAGCGTAGAGCAATGTTATCTCTTGGGTGACAACCACCACCGTCGCCCATTCCTGCTGTCATGTACTGTTTGCCCATAATGCGCATATCAGACTCAGCTAATGCTTTAGTCACAACATCAACGTCAATATTGCCTTGCTTTTGCGCAACGTCTTGTATCATATTCACTAACCCAATCTTAGTTGATATAAAGGTATTGTAAAACACTTTGATGCACTCGCACTCGTCCCAAGTACCGACAACATAACGAGGATCGTTCTTCATGATAGTTTTATAGAACTCTATTAGTTCGTTAGCATCACCTGTCTCGTTGCCGTCACAAGTACCTATCATTACCATCTCTGGATTTACCATATCCCACTTAACGCTGCCCATAGCAATAAGATACGGGTTGTAAACAAATCTAGTGTTGTCTACTAACTCAACAAACTCTCTTCTTGTAGTGCCCGGAAGAACAGTTGATACGAGAACTAGTAATTGGTTCTCATTCATATACTGGTTTGCTTCTGCTAACACAACTTTGACTATATCATAAGAAAAGTCTTTTGGCGTTAAATGCGCAGTCGGAATACTGCCGTCGTAGTCTGGGTCGTGTGGTGTCGGCACTGCCACAAATACAATATCTGTGTCCTCTACACATTCTTTAATCGAGTCTACTATATAAACTGTGTCGCTTGCGCAATGCGCAACGTCATATCCTTTAACACAGTGTCCGTTGCTTGACATTACTTCAGCGCAGGGCATGCCTAATTTACCTGTACCTATAAATCCTATGTTCATCGTAGCTCCTGTTAGTTAATTTATTTACTCTACCCGTTGCAATGTTTCATTAATATCGGCACTAGCTGTGATTCGGTACACCTTGCGGGAGAGTTTTTAACCAAATACGCATTGTGTAATAGATCTTCTGTCATATCATACAGCATATTAGCCCATTGCTCTGCCGGTATTGCTTGAAGCCTATCAAATTCTGCTAACACCATCCTTAGGCGTTTAACATCATCTGGCTCACTATCATAGCTGTGATCAATGTAAGTGTCAAAAGTATTGTAGCCAAACTCTTTTAGAAATTTAATATTATTCATGGGACCGCACTGAATAAAAGGCTGTAGCATAGCACACGATTTTAATGTCTTTTCTGTTAAGAACGGATACGGTGCATTAGGTGAGTGTGTTTCTGTTACTAACTGGAAGCTAGAATTAAGTCCGTGTATCCATCCAGTAGTAGGAGCTAGATTTACTTGAAGATCAGCTTCTTTTTCTTTGATACTAGGGTATATATCTCCTGCTGTTTCTAGTATCTTAAACTGATTTTCGTACTCAGGAAAATAGCTTCTCCAATTAAACCACCGAGACTCTTTTGGAATTTTAGAAAACGTCCCTAAGCTAAACAACGTCTGGTCTTCGTACTTCTTGTTCATTATGTGCGCTACTATCACAGTACGATGTTGACGAGGTAGTCTGTTATAGCATAAAGATTTATATGGCATTATCGACTTACGTAATATCAACGACAACTTTTCTTGAATGTATTCGTTATGATTGTCTAAGTTAACAAAGTCAAAAAGATCATACCCAGTAACAACATTGTATCTTTTATTTGTTAATGCATCGTCTGATAACAATCTTCCTGTACTTCCAAACGACGATGACCCTGTAAGTAAAGTGACATTATCTGGGGTTGTATTAAGAGTTTGCAATAACTTTGCTGTATCAGTCCCCCATTGTTCATTAAGTTGCTCACATTCGGTAGAAAAGTCAATTATCCAATGCACTCGTCCTTTTCTATTATCTTTCTTAACACGCAGTGGCATTGGATATCTAGATAGTTTTAGACGACTATCTCTGTGAAATGCAAACATTGGGTTGTAAGCCTTATCAAGTATATCTCTGTACACACTTATATAAATTATGTATTTTTCTCCAGGTACAATTTCATCTAGGGTCTTGTGATCGCACAGGCCAAATTTATCATAAAGAGCATTCCATCTGTTCATATCAAAACTGTGCGACCAGTTGGAATGCTTGTGAGGCAATCCTGCCAGTAACTTGTGTTTGTGCTTTGTTACTAGTATATTAATTCTTTTATTCATACGCTCCTTCTAATAATTCGCGGAGTGTTCTCGTAAACTTGCTTAAAGAATGCCGAACCCATTGAGTCAAGGGCTGCAATTTCGAGACCTGCGTTGACACGTAATACCGTGCCAAGTTCTTGCATTTTTTCATCAACGCAGGTCTCGGTCATGCCTTTGTACTTTTCGTTCCATAAACTTGTCAGGTACTCAAAATCTCTCACCTGATTGTGATCCCAGTCAGTGCAAGCTGTTAGGTAACATCCCTCGCGGGCCCCTAACATACTCCAGAGCCCGTTTTTTACATCTGCTCCCACATTACACCAAATTAATAATCGTTGATAGTTCTGCCACCACACGTCTTTAATGTTATTAGCCTTTACTCCTTGATCAAGACTCATTTTTACACCTTCACGAAATCCAGCGCGCCAGGCCTGGAAAGGACTAGAACAAATGAAGCTAGTACTGTAGTTTTCATTAAACTGGTAATATCTATGATCAAAACAAAAATCAACTGCGCCGTCGGCGTCATCTACTTCTGCTGCTTCGTGCGTCCTCATGTTTTCAACAAACTTCTTGGTCCACAATTTGAGACCGCCGTTGCCGTACATTAATCCATTGACTGAAATCTTGCCGCACCAACTAAACACGTGATCTTGGGTCAGTTCTAACTTGTCTAAATCTATTTGCACTTGAAGGAACGCTGGGTCAACAATGTTGTCAGCGTCTACAGTAACAAAATACTCAGTCTCTGACAGTGCTGCACACGCTTTATGGGCTGCGTCACTGCCTTTAACACCGTGTACGCGCTTGGACCACGGTACCTTAGAACACAGGTCTGCGTAATTCTTCTCTGCGTTTGGCTCGTCGTAAGAGAGGAAGATTATATCACACTCTACTACGTTAATCACGCTTGACATTAAATTTCCTCTATTGAATATGTTTCAAAAAACTTAGTTGTATATATGCTGATGTTTTTTAACTTGGTATTATAACGAAATAGCGCAGTTAGGTCTAGGTAGTCGTTGGTCAAAAGGTCTTGTAGGTTAACTGAAAAGTGTTCATGCAGAATATTAGGATCGTTATTTGCAGTTATACTAAAGTTCAAACTCAGTTTGGCACATTGATGCAGTAAGACTTTATCTAATCGTAGACTGTTGCTAGCTGATAATCTTAGAATGTTGTTGTTTATGTCCTTAACGAATTTTATATCAGCAGGTTTGTTAGTAATTGGAATTTGATACAATTGCTGTCTGATGTCTGCTGATTGATGTTTACGTACTACTTCGTTAAGAGCTATTCGTTTTAACGTGGCGTTGAATGCTACAAAAAACTCACTAAATTGTCTTTTTCCTAGCTTTAGCTCTTTTACTTCGCTGTAATCGACTTCCAGTACCTCGTAGTCTTCTACTTTAGATTGCCTATTAGCAATCTTAACAATTTCCCCTGTCTCTTGTACATAGTGAACGTAACCTTTTATATTATTTGAAGTTTCTACTGTCATTTGATTAACTAGGTCTGTAAAATTAGACATTTAGGTATCTCCTATACGTGTCAAGTACTGAGTTTTCTTTCACAAAGCTGTTTTCAGTATAGTGAAATATGCCTGTCTGCAAGTAGTTTCCTATCTTTAGCTCACAGTTATCGTTAATATAAGTTCCTACAGATTCCTGCCAGCTTGTCTGTACACTTTTCCAGTCCTGTGCGTGGGGTTTCATGTGAGTGAAACATGGGAACTTAGCAACCTTATTAGTAATATTACTTTCGCAGGCAAGTATCTTTGTAACAATTGCTGCACATACGTCTACGCTGTAATGCTGTGGACTACTACTGTCCTTGTTTGCATATAATTCATAAAACTTCTCCCAATTGTATGTTACAAATTCCAACCATCTATAAAACTCATGAGCAAAGTCACATTTCTTAAAATAATGAAACCCACTATATATATTTGGCAAATCGTTAATTACAAAAGTTTTTCTATAAACACTGCTGGTTACTAATTCGTTTCTGTACGTATGAACCGCACTAGTAAAGTACAGATCGTAGTTGTTAAGAAAAGTTACCCAGTTAGATATATCCTGTAGTACCAACATATCTGTATCCATTACAATAGTTCTTTCGTAAGGTGTAGAGTGATATATCTTCCAGCGGTTTTCTACCTTCCATTCTTTATTAGCAGCATGGTCGCCAAACGGAATAGGTATTATTTTATCAAACAGTGGTTGATACTCCTGCGGCACTGTGTCGTTAGTAACCAAGCTTACAGGGAGAGAAGGATTTGTCACGCTAACGCTCATTGCCAAAAGACAAGCTTGCTGTACGTAATCGTCATTGGCGTTATTTTGAGCAAGTACTACTATTCCGGTATTATCCATTTGTTACCTTGTCTATTGCTCTATTCAAACTGAGCTTGTTCATTACATGGACAGTTTGTCCTTGTGTTTTTATTGGGGTATATTCTCCAAGTCGATGTTTCTTTTCAACAAGAAACATCATCTCGTCGTCTTGTAGTCGCCAAAGAATGTCTTTATCTGTGACATAAAGTATTTTTCCCGGCATACTCGCAGTAAAATTACCCTTCTGAAAGCCGTTCATAATGTGTATAGCGATACTAAAAGCAAAGTCATTTCTGAACATAGTAGTTGAGAGTTGGTAAACTTTAACATAGTGTGTCCAATTATCTTGAACATGCTTTACTAGATCAAAGAAAGTACTGTTGATCTCATTTTTTCTAAAGAAAATACATGTAGCCCAGTAAAACTCTACGCCGCAATCGCTTATATATTCAAATTCCGACACATCTCGGACGTTTCCTAGGTCGTGTGATTCTTTATATATTAAAAAGTCACGAGACGACGTAAAACAATTTTTGTATATGTCATTACAAATAACAATATCGGTGTCTAACAACAAAGTTTCTGAGTAAGGACTTAGGGCATAAGCATCTGACCGCCGTCTATTGTTGAAGCTGGCAGAAGCATGAGCCATTGCTCCGTCAAAGTAAAGTCTACTATTTTCATCACTGTATTTTTCTAGTGAAATTACGTGATCAAAGGTATCAGGAAAGTTATCGTTGAGATAGCGGGGGCTGTCTGTTACAATACTTGTAGGAAGATCTAAATAATATTTTACTCTGTCTGCCAAGAAAGCAGCCTGCTTGACATAGTCAATGTGACCGTTGTTTCTAGCAAAGACCAAGACACCTCTAGTCTTTGTCATAATTGACCAACTTTGCTGGACTTCGGTTTTTCTTTAGCTGCTCGTATTGTGTGTGATAACTGTTTGATGCACTAAAGTATACATCGAGAATACTGTCGTAGAAATCAGTAAGATCGTCTATTGATGCAGGTGTGTCGTTGTCGTCTACAAGTACGACCGTATCATTGCCTTTATCTACTAACATATTTACAAATGTTATTAGCTCACTGGAAACAGTAAACTGACTTCCTTTATAAAAGTAGAGTAACTCTTCGTGATAGTTTTCTTTAAGTAGTCTTTTCTGGTTGGTTAACGTAACCATGTAATTAGAAAAGTCTAGTGCTTTTTCTAGTCGCTCGTCCATCAAAATCTCCTATATGTTACACAATTATATAGTAGTTTAACATTCTTGTCAAGGAGAGTTTTGGTTATAATCCAGAGATTAGAGTTCCTACTATAGCACCGTCATAGCTCACAGTATCCGTAACTACTCCATTGATAGTAGCACTACCGTCTGGAATTAGGACTGACACGTTGCTCGAAAAGTCCCCAAACACTGCTTCGTCAATAGGAGTATCTGGTGGCGGAGATGACACTGCGTTGCCATCAACAAATAACACTCGAACTCTTACAGTAGTGTCATTAAGTGACAGGGCTTGTATTGTATAGTAATTATTAACGTAAGCATTAGAAAATGCATAAAAGTACAATTGCTGATAGGATCCAGTAAGGGAGTAATTGCCAACACTGGTGTTTTTATTGGTATAGAATGCTGTAGTATTACCAATAAAACTGCGATTGCCTGCTATACTATAAGCATCTAAGTCGTTCATCCTGTTGGCCCAATCAACTGATTTAGCTTGACTACCTGAATAGTTCACATCAGCATCTACTCGAATTTCGCCTCCTGCGTTAAAAAAGTGTCTTCTATCAGCAGCATTCTCAAAAGATACATCAAATATGTGAATTAGCTGTCCGTCCCATGTTCCTCTAACAGACTGATCGTAAACAGATGAAATCGAATTACTAAACTGATCGAACACTAACGAAGTACTGGCTTGTGATGCGGCATCAATACTGAACCTGTCAGTCTCAACGTTGCTTGCTAGAGTTTCTAATAATTGTATGTAGGACTCGTCGATAATATCAGCGCCTGGATTGTTGTTAATATCTCCTTCGGGATAAGGTAAAATTGTAACGTTGCCGGAACCTAATTGATGAATACGAGATCGTATCAAGTCAAAGTATATCTCTTCGTATTCTTGTACAGATATCTTATTGGTGTCTGTGTTATTGTCTTCGAAGTTGCCGACTACATCACTAGTAGAAATAAAGTCGCCATAACCGTACGTAGGAGTTAAAGGAGAAGATACTCCTAGTACTAGGTTTACTGTATCTCTAAGGGCATTATATCTTGCTGCTGTTACTGGTGTCGTGGTTGCCATAATATTGTCTCTTGTATTGTTATAATTATACTATCAGAAACAAATTTATGCAAGAGTTGATTGATTGGAAAAACTAGGACCTGCAACTGATACATTAATGCTATTTGCTCGTAGTTGATTAACACTGCTTTCTAATTTACCGTCGACATTATCGTCTATGTTTCCTACGAAAGCTGCGTCGTTAAACTGTATTTTGAATAGAATAACGTTAGGATTTGCCTCAGGTTGCGTTGCTTGAATTGTGTAGATGTTCGAAGAGTAAATACCTGACCCAGTCTTGCTGTATATTCCTTGATAATTGTCTGTTAATTGATAATTACCAATGGCAGCCGCGGCGCCCGAACCAGTAGTCACTGTGCTATTACTTTTAAATTTTACAGTACCCATATTCGATAATAAATTTACCCAGTCAGCTCCTTTGCTGCCCGACGAACTAGTAAGATTGGCACTAAACCGAATTTCGCCGCCTGTATTAAAAAAATAACGTCGTTCATTAGCATCGGCAAATGTTACTTGTACTTCGTGTGTTATTGTCCCGTTCCACGGAGATTCTCGTCGATCAGAAATACCTGTTTCTAGCTCAGCCTGAGTCGGTACATCTATTAAAGCTTTTTCTGTTTCAATTACGGACATTAGGTTTTCGTAGTCAACCATACCTTTTAACGAGCCATTTACATCAGACGTTGTTACTCCGTCGTCATCAACAAAAAAGCTAGCATCTTCAGCTACAATATTTCTGTCTTTTATTAGCAAAGCAATCATCGTGCTAGTAATTCCTACTTGATGTGCTCTTGCATTAATCATATCTCTATATATACTGTTGATATCTTCAGCAAGTATAAAGTTGTTCTGGTTGCTTACCGGAGCACTTTCGACCAGTTGCCCGTAACCAAACTGTCCTGCGCCTTCTCCTAATACTAGTTTAATGCGTTCGTGTAAGTTTGTTACTCTTGCTGCTGTAACGTTTGCCATGCTGGATCCTTAAACCTTTAGTACACATTCTACTAGCTTTTCATTTTCATCATTGCTAGACTCTAGTGCGATACCTACCATACTTGCTCCAGTATGTGATGTACATGCTGTGCCTTTTCCATGTACGTAAACTGCTTGACCTTTTTTTACCATACCAACAACTCTCACCGGCACTCGACCTTTTAATCCAACTGCTTGACCGGGTGCATCGCTATTCATTAAATATGCAGGGTTTTCTGAAATTACGCCAATTGCAATTTCACCCGCGTTTGCAGCGCCGACGTCGTGGTCGTTGTGCGCACAGACGGATACCACAGTTCCAACCGGGTATGTTTTGTTAGTTGAATAAATTTCTGCTAGGTCCGCATAACGGGCTTGAGTTGCAGTACCCTGGAATAAGGTAGCTGATAAGTTGCCAGATGGGTCTCTTACTGCAATAGTGTTTGGAATAGCTGTGACTGAAGCAGTTCTAAAATTAGATCCTACTCTTAGGTTAGTTGCATTAACAGCTTCACCCCTAAAGTTAGCTGCATACACGTCCTGTATTCTATTGGTTAGTGACCCAAGATTAAACACGTTGTCTGTCGCAGGTAACATACCAGTAGGACCAAACGTAAACGTAGGAGTAACTGCACCAGCACCGTCAGTAACTTTTATTTTGATAATACTATTTTGGCCTGTGACGTTTTGTATAACTCCCTGGTTACCGTTTTCTATGTTTAATTGCAAATCGTTAGAATCGCCGATTGCAATGCCAGCGTCTGGAAATTCTACTAAGCTGTCAAAACTAGCTAGATCCCGTGTTGCAAAGTTTTCTGCTGATATACCACCAAGCTTCTCAGAGTTACTAGCAGTTCCCCAGTAACGGAAATCGTTACCTGCAACTTGTTGGCTGTTGGTTACTCCATCGTCTGCTAGTCTAGTCCACTTTAGAGTTACGCCTCTTTTGATTCCATCGAACCCAAGAATAGGAGTAGACACTCCTAGAGTAAAATTATTTGCAGCATTAATAACAAAAATAACTTCGTCGTTAACTGTAGCTGATATCAAATTGCGGACTGCGCCTGTAGCATCAACTACCTCAATACTCTGCAACTGAGTAACGCCGTTTCCTACGTTTTGCGGACCTACTAGAACAAAGTTAATTCCGTTGTATACATATAATTGATCACTTGATGAATTCCACCAAAAGTCCCCAACTGACAGTCCAGTTGGCTGAGTCCCAGAAGTCTCTGATCCGCCAGTACTACGCCACTGGGCTCCATCATAAAATTTTAACTTGCTACTTCCTAAGTCAAACCACACCTGTCCACTCAGTGGCCTGGCCGGTTCGTTAATTCCTGAAAAGTTTTCTAATAAGAACAAAAAGTTCTCGTTATGTAATTCACCGTAGCCCGAATAGTTCTTGCCGATAAATTTTAAATCAGTTGTTTGGTCAATAGTACCATCATCAACTACTGTTAATAAAGTATTATTGTATCTATCAATTTGATAAGCCATTTAAGTATAATCCTTAGCGTTTGTATTATTTATCATATATTAATATGGATTTGTTACTACTATCAAGTTCCAATTGGTTCCGTCCGCAGCGTATTCCATTAGTGCTCTACTTGGAGTTAATGACACTGTGCCAGCAGCGCCAGCTGGGTCAAACGCAATGTCCTTTACTACTGACTCGTTCTCAGTTCCGTTCTTGTCAACAAGAGTCGAAGTTATTGTTGTGGCGCTAGCAATATCTACACCACTAACGACTGAGTTAGAATACGATACTGTATGAATCATAGCTACTTTACTGGCATAAGGTTGGTAAAGATCTAATAGAATTACAGCCACAGCATCTGCTAACGCAGTTCCTGTGCCTAGGCCGGTCACGTCTAACGAAAATCCTACTGGTTCTGTTCTAGCAGCAGTGTCTGTATAGAGTTTAGTAGCAGCATCTTGCGGCTGAGTTGGATCCAACACGCCAGTAATCCTTGCTGGGGTTGTTAATGCAATGTTGCCGTTTAATGAAGATATGTTAATTCCAGCAGTGCCTATAATGTTTAGAGGAAGTAAGTTATCAGTAGGGTCACTTGCTGCGATTGCAGCACCTGCCTTTATGGTCGTTCCGTCGATTGATGTATTGTCAACGCTGAGTGATATTAAAGTACCGATTTCATTTAGGTCGAGCGCTTTTTGAATATTAACTAAACTAGTATTTGTTAGTTTGAGCTCGCCTCCTATATGATAACCGGTAGAACTATCAGATATGTTGATTCCTACGTTAGAAGTCCATGCATTGGTTACACTTTCCCACGTCCATTTCTTTGTTAACGAGCCGGCGATATCAAATATTATACCAGTATCATTTGCATCAGCAGCACTAAGTTCGGATCCAGGTACCGTCCTAGCTAGTTGTATAACCTTATCCTCAACTCTCAATATGTTAATATCTAGACTATTTGCTGTCCCTGAAAATAATAGATTACCGGAAATTCGTAAATCACCGGTAACATCTAAAGCATACTGTGGGTTATTATTAAAAATACCTACCCTTGCTGTACTTGCATCTATATACACTGCATCTATTGTTGATGATGTTAACGATGATGCAACTCGTAAGCTCATATCCTGATCAAAAATTTGGTTTTCTATATAAAACTTTCCACCTACTATTTTTTGTGTAGTGTTTCGTATCATGCCAATTGTTAATCCACCTGCGTTTTGAATAGTAATCGTGCCTGAGGTTATTCCGTCTGTGTCTGACGGTAGGAACGAGTCAACCGGTCTAATTCTACCGTCAGACGATACTAATGACTCTGCTGCTTCTGCTATGCCTCTAAACTTAAATGTAGCTTGATTAATAACATTAAAGCCTTCGTATATTCGTCCTGTCGGATTTTCCTGAGTAATCAAACCAGCTATTTTCTGTCCAGTTACTGGAGTAAAATCTAAGCTGCTAAGTAGACCAACTAGGGTGCCGCCGATGTACAAATAAGACACTGTGCGAGAACGGCTACTTTCATCTAACAGTGTTCCGGTTCTAAAGCCGCTCTCACCTTGTGATTTAGTATACTGTGGACCAATTAATATAACGTCAACACCGTCAAACGCATATAACTGATTATTTAGGTTGTCTATCCATAAATCGCCAGTTACCATTAGAGGAATAGTAGGCTGCACAAACGGACTGCCGCTGGCTATCCACACTAATCCATTATAAACTTTTAGTCTTTGATTAGCAGTGTCCCACCAAGTTTGTCCTTTTAACGGATTACTCGGCGCTGCACTATTTGAAAAATTTTCTAATAGTCTAACAAAGTTTTCATTAAAAATTTCACCATAGCCGGTGTAGTTTCTCCCTACTAACACAAGGTTAGTACTATTAGAATCAATTTGTCCGTCAACTAAGTCAACTAATAGCGATCCGTCAGTTTTGTTTATTTGATAACTCATTCTTAATTTCCAGTATAGATTATGTAGTTCGACCCTAAAAATGGGTTCATTACTGATAACGGTTGGCCTAGTTGCTCATTTGTTTTTACGCCGCCAGATGACGCTAGTCCCTGCGTGCCGCCGGCGCCAGCTTCGGTTGAAAGGGTAATTGCATCATCGTCGATTGGTGCACCAGAGCCTACCCTAAACCCATAATACTGAGTTCCTGATTCCCCTTCCATATCGTGCTCGTGTTCTGGTAAGTTCTCTGTGTTAACTTGCACTGTTTCGGAACCGTTGACGCCCCCAATTATATCTGCTGCGGGGTTAGTCACTGTGTTAGCACTAGGTCCTCCCATATTATCTAAACCTAGAGGAAATCTTCCTCTCATATCAGGTAGAGCAAATGTGCTAACACCTTGGTCGCTTAATAACGAAGCATCTCGAAAGTTATAACGTATTACGGTAAACAACTCTGTATACCGAGACTTATCAACTTCACTTCCGTCACACAGTAGCCAACCTGCAGGAGCTTCTTCACCAGCAAACGGCATATATGCTCCTACTGGCATAAGTGGGATTGACTTTAAAAAGTTTCGTTTAGTAACTCTAAATACCCCAGTGTCACCTACTATTCTATTTATTATTATTTCGTCTGCGGAGTCTACGTCCAAAACCGGGTCTTTATTTGCTATAAAGCTATTCGCAATTCGAATGTCAAACGTCTTGTTAGTACCGCCAACCTGACCATCAAAAGCAAAACTTGTATCTTCTACGTCCCCAGTAACTCCAAAGGTAGTAGTACTTGCTAGTCTGCTTGCACTGCCTGCTCTGCCTGACACAGTTCCGCTTACGTTACCCTGCAGGTTACCAAAAAACGTTTGGGCATGCATTTGATCATAGCGCAACGCTGAAGTGCCTACGTTTCGCTCAGTAGCACCGTCAGGAATAATATTTCCAGCAATTACGTCACCGTTTATTTTTGCATCGGCACCGACATTTAAGTTTCCAGCAACACCGGCACTTCCTTTGGTTACAAAAGAACCAGAACTAAAGTTTGTGCTATTTTCAGTGCTGCCAACAACTAGCGAGCCTGAAGTAACAACATTTCCTATAACGTCAAGCGCTTCTTCCGGAGCAGCATTATTGATTCCTACTAGTCCTTCAGAGTCAATTCGAAGAACAGTTGGTGTTCTGTTTCCGTTCCTCAACCGAAAGTCAATGTTTGAGCCAGCTGTATTGTGCTGAATAACTCCGGCTTCGTTGTCAACAGCTAGAGATAGCTGCCCACCTACTCCTATTGTGATACCGTTGTTGTTTTTAACTTTAAATTCAAAGTTAGTAGTGGAAACTGAGTCTCCTCTTAGAAAAGAGCTTGCTGGTATTGCTTGCTCTGCAATAACTAAGCTTTCGGCTTTCTCTGACGTGCCCCAATATTTTGACACACCTGCGCCTGCAATAATCAACGTACTTAGATTAAGTCCTGGATTTATTCCAGCTCTAAATCCCGATATTGCTGCTTTAGGTACGAACTGACTAGGACTGACAATGATAGTTGGAACATTTTTTACTTTAATAGCAAGTACGGTATAGGTTATATTATCTGTTCCTACTATTTCCTGCGATTCTGTTCCTGTTAACAACCCGTCACTAAAATTAGGACCGACTAGCACCCAGCTAGTGCCAGTAAACAAATATAGTTGCTGACTTTCGGTATTAACCCAAAGTTCTCCTGAGACAGAATTTGATACTGCCGGTACAGAAGTTGCTTTTTTTAGTCCGCCACTTGCAGTCCAATTAGTGCCGTCATACACTTTTAACTGATCAATGCCGGCTCTAGTGTCGTACCATAATTGACCTTCTACAGGAGTTTGGGGGGCTGTGTCACTAGCAAAGTTTTCTAACAAATGCAGGAAGTTCTCAGCAATTACTCCTCCATACTGCCGGGAGTCTCTTCCAGGAAAAGCCAAAGAAGTTGAAGTAGTGTCTATATCGCCTTCCTCAACAATAATAATACCCTTATTAACATTGTCGGTGTATTTAATTTCGTATGCCATTCTTTGCTCCTTAACCTGCTAGACTTTGAATACGCACTGTATAGTCAATTTGTATCAGTCGGTTTAATGATTTTTGTATTGGGTGAAATATAACATGAGTCATTAGACGACCAGCTTGCCCGGGCGAAAAAGCTCTCAGGCCTAACTCATCAAATACAAATAAATCATCTGTGTTAGTAGCAGTGTCAAACGCTTGCTGACCGTCTGGCTCACCATAGTCTAATAAACAACTAATAATCAAGTCAGTGTAATTAGTACCACTAAGATGTCTTGTTTCTATTCTATTTCTGGCTGGGTCTGTATTATTTACGCTTCTGTCGTCAACAACCTTAGTATAAGTCTGATTATACAAGCTTGCGTTGGTGCCATTTGAGTTAGGAGTAAGATATGTAATAATACCTGTTTGATCAACAGTAGTTCCACCGTTGCCAAAATTCATCTCGTAAACAAAACCGCGGCCAGCATTAGACACACTCTCTGCTAGCGAGATACTCATATTTTCGTAATGTATAGCATTGCGTTTGTTTACGTACTCGTAATTAGTTTCAGGGTCAAAGACTCTAATATGTCCTGTTACTCGTATACCGTTATTGTCTTGCATAGTTCCGCTCATTGTTTTTCCTATACTGTATTTATTCTGGCTGCGCCGAAGTTCCTGCACGTAAGAAGTTTGCTATTGGTGTGTTAGTTGTTGCAAGAGATTCGCCGGGTTTAGCCCACGTATTTCCAACTTTTTTAACTACTGTAACTCTTACATTTTCAGCCGGTACTGTAGTTAGCACAATTTCTCCGTCCACAATTTCAAAGTCTGCAGGTATACTAATATCGCCGTCCGGACTATTTAATGCAACTGTTGCATCAAAAACCTGCGTTGCTTGCTTGCGCAATCTAGTGCCAGCTACAAATACTTCAATTTCGTTAACTGACGATATAGTAAAGCCAATTGCAAACGATCCAGTAACGCCATCTGTCGTAAAATTCTGTACAATAGTTCTGTCTTTATACGGAATTGTTTTGTCACTGTTTTGATCGTACACTTTTGTTCCTACAGCATGCTGTTGGGCAGTGCCTGTGCCCAGCGTACCACGACGCAATTGTCGGAGTGTGTTACCGTCTTTAACAAAATATTCAATTCTTTCTTTGTCAATAAAGATAATTCCAGGGAGATTTCTCCCTTTATCCGGCACTGCTAGGTTCGCCCCGTCTTGAACTTCGATCCTAAGATCATAACTATTTAAAGGTTGAGCAAGGGTTGTTACTGCACTGTTTAGACGCTTAAAGTGTGTTCTGTTGAGTATGTCTTTAAACTGGCGATATGCAAACGTTGACACATTTGTTGCCGCGGAGACATCTCTATTATAAACTCTCAAATCTAGCGCGTCCATTACCTGTCCAGATACTAGCTCCTCTGGTCCTCCGCTGGTTGTTGGAGTTATGAAGCTGTCACCGTCGACAATAATTTCCTCTGGGTTAATTCCTCGCGCAGACGAGTACGCAAGATTGCCACCTATCAATGCTTGGTCATAACTTTCATCATCAGGCGCTACACTACCGTCGCTAGTGGATTTTCTAATTATCAACACATCCTCGTTGACCAACGTAATTCCTAGATCAGCTAGCTCAACTACAGAAGTCGAACCGTCACCGAAGATACTTGATGTTACTGCATTTTGGTTAACCTGTTCTGCGGTTCCGTATTCTGGATCGTCTAAACGAATACCGTTCTTGTAGATGTTATAAATAACGCCATCTTCAAGAGCCTCTCTTAATTCAACAGCAGTTGTTGACCCATCTGCTACAAATACTTCATCTTCAAAGTTAGTACCATCAGTGTCCCATGTATCAGTATACCATCCTTCGGTATCCCACCCTGTTTCTATTTCAAAGCCCAGCCCGCTAACTTCTACTCCGCCATAATCAATCCCTGTCATTACCTGTGCTAGTTCACTACCTAACATTCCACTTAATGGGTTATATGCAAACTTAATTCTGTCTGCTGCTGACAACATACTTATTGGTCTGTAATACTCTATTCGTACATCAGACTGGTTAGCAGGAGGCTTAGTAAATATTATTCTTCCTTGCTGGTAAGTGTAGCCATTGGATATCTGTTGAGTGCCTGGCCCTGCTGCTACATTACCATTACCGTAGTTAAAATCTTCAGCTAATGTATCAATAGTCGGAGAGTAGGTTATATTAGTGTATGAATACTGGCTTCTCAACTGCTGCACTTCATTAACATATACTTTAACTTTTCTGTTATCAAGATCCATTGGCCATTTCAAGTTGTAGTTAATATCTACATTTGACCCTACAAAATTAGCAACTTCTGCCAGTTCTTCTATAGTGTATTGTCCAGAAGTTCTATCAAACTTAATCTTAACAGTAGGTGTACGTACAACACCGTCGCCTAGTATAGCTGTTGCAGATGCCCTAATTCCAACGTCACTCTGTGGAACATCAATTATTACAGTTGGCATATTGATATACCCAACGCCAGGCGACGTAACTTTGATAGCAGTAATTTTGCCATAGCCGATAAATGCCTTAGCAGTGGCCTGCTTTGCAGATGCTCCTTCAAGTTTAATCTCAGGAGCAATGGTATAACCACTACCTGGGTTTTGTATCCTAACCTCAGTAACTGTGTATCCAATGTTGTCCTTCCAGTATTTCCTTGGGTAAGAGTCTGTATTAGCCCCTGCATCAATTAGTTCACCGTTACTGATAAACGCTTTGCTTGTAACAATTCGTTTAGTCAGGATGTCGTATTGTGGTGCTAAATCAAAGTCAGTAACAGCACTTTGAGTATCGTCGATACTAGTGTAGGAACTTATAAACTCTCGTACTTTAGAAGAATAAGGTTTTACTTCGTTTACATAGGCTTGATAACTAGCTAGCTTATCGTTTTCAAAGTTTACTTTTTGATCAAGGTTACCTACATTATGCTTAACGTTGATAAACGCTGACTTAAACATCCAGTCAACTGCCGGCTGCTCAGATAGCACGTATCTAAGGCTAGCAAAGAACAACTGGTTGTATTCAACTGCTAACTCTGCAATGAATAGGTCGTCACGTATAACTTCAAAAATTATTCTTAGTTCTTTTGCAATAACACTATCGTAAAAGAAACTGTCGTAACTTCTGCTGTCAAAGCCAACTGCATTTTTCTCAACATTATATAAGCTTTCATTAAAGCTTATAGTTCCTGCTTGACGTCCGATAGTATCGTAATTAATCGTAAAATCTTCAGTTTCTTCGTTGGCAATCTTTTTAAGCAGTAACCAGCCACCGCTGCTTATACTTTTAGCTTTTACTACATTGCCAATAGTGTCACGTAGGCCTCCTAGCAAGTAAGTGCCCTCGATCTCAAAATCAATGTCAGTAAACTGATTAAACCCTTCTGCATACCAATCTCTGTAGTCCCAGAACCTGGACACGTCAAACGCTTGAATCTGCGTTCTAAACCAGTTTCTCTCAATTTCGTTCCACGAATATATTGCCCATTTGCCATTTAGATTATCGTCATTATTTACTAACACACTGTAGCGTCTTGGCAGCAGCACTGTTGCATCACCGTAGCCACTGCCTTCATTTGTAATAATTGCAGTTGTAACTTGACCTAAATTGTTTATAGACAACTTAACTTCAAAGTTCTTACCGGCGCCTGCTACTTCGACTGTAGGTTCGATCTTATACCCTCTTCCCGAAGACAGTATGTTAACTTGAATTATCTTACCATTAACGATCACCGGTTCTAGTCGTGCTGGTGTAATTTTGTTTATACTTAAAAAGTCTAGGTCAAATGTCGTGTCAACAACAATATCGTATTTACGAGTAGCAATCGAAGGTGCATCGTCCTTACTAAACAAGCGCGAAGTTTGATATTGATCTACTACAAGATTCTTGGATAGTACTAGGTTTACACGCTCAATAAACTGCTTTAATGCTTCAGTCCTATTTACAAACATTCCCTGTCGTGGTCGATTTTGAATACCTGTGCGTTTTGCTATCGGAATAGCAGGGTTTGGCACTGGTCTGTTGTTTTCATCAAACCCAATTAAGCTATCGAACCACTTGCGTTCGATATCTGCGGTAGGCTTACTTACTCCTGATCCGTCCGACATCAACAGGTATTGTAAATGTGTATTCTGTATCTTAGTTTCTCGCGTATCATATCTAATGTTAAGTACCACGTCATCTGATGTAACAATATTTTCAAAGTTGTTCAACACCATTCTTGAATCACTTAAGAAGCTAACAAATCTATAACCCTGCTCTCTAGGTGATCTAATTAAATTAGTAATATCAAATATACTTAGTGTGCGGTTAACAGGTACGTCACGCTTGTTCTGCACCCAGAAGTAATAGACAGTACTAAACGTTTGACTAATATCATCATAAGTCAACCTAGCGCTATATTTTTCATCGCCGTATAACGAAGTCCCAGTAATACCTAACGAGGAGCCCGCATCTGTTGCTGATAATGCATCCCACCGCAACGGAGTATACTGCGTTTCAACCCATTCATAAACATCTATAGAGGCCCCTTGAGCAAGAACGTTCCATACCTCCTTTTGGTACGATATGCTTCCTTGGTAAGGCCATTCAAATCTAGCAGTGTTAATATTCCACCAAACTTGTCCTACTTGCTTTTCCGCCCAGAATATGTCAACGTCAACTGTGTTGTCACTTAGGATTCCTACGTTATACGCTGCTGGGTCTGTACCTATCTTGTAGGTAATGTCCTGCTCGGCAATACCTGCAATCTTGCCCTGAACTGGATCAATATAATCCAAGTAAGTGATAATTTCGTTAGTACGTTTGTTATAGACAAACACACCCTGAATCTTCGAAATATCTACTGGAACAATACTTTCTCTTAATACGTTCCATGCAAACTTGCCTTTCGGCTTTCTGTAATCAACAACTACACCTTGGCCCGTAGTTGTAACCAGCGAAGGAATTCCTACGTAGACGTGATTACCGTTTGATAATAAAGTTTCACCAAATTGGCTAGTTGCACTGTCATACCTAAATCTTTCGCTAAAGACAAGTTGATCGTTTAGTGTTTCAAATATGTATACAACACCTGAATCCAGTATAGTTTCGTTAAACCTAGTGAATCTATTGTCAATTATAGTCTCATTGTTGGTCACTAAGTCGAACGTTGTCGGAATCTTTTGATCCCCGTTCAGACTCGATATTACCAAATTATCTTGACCGTAACTCATATCGTACCCAAACTGCTCGCCTTCTTCGTTATTAGGCGGAAGCAGTGTTTGGGTCAATACAAACTCACTGTCAACTTGCATATAGATGTATACTTGCCCTTGATTTACTTTTGCAGAATCATCAAGAGAAGCACTGATAGCAAAAGACATACCGTCTGGTCGCATGCTAATTTTGTATGCCCAGTTAGTTGAGTTTTGCAATTCCGGAGCATTTATTATTTGAGATAACAAAAATTTATTGTCTGTTTCTCTATAAATTAATACTCGAGTGTCGTTAACCGTGCTATCAGAACCTGTAATAGTAGCGGTAGTTACAATTACCTGGCCGTTTGAACTAATATCATATGCCTTACTGAAGTCTACTAACACATTCGGAGTATTACTGGATTCAAACACTTCCTCGTTGTATGCTGTAAATCCGGTAACGTTTGGCAAAAATCCCACATAGTCTATTAGGTTGGATAGTTGCTTCCAGTCTGTTGTGACAAAACCAGCACCGGTTGATATGTTAGTAACAGCGCTATAGAATTTATCATTATAAAAAACAATAGAACCCTCTGCATAACCATAGCTGTTATTCCATTCTCCTCTGTAGTTTGAATCTTTTCCTTGCTTCCAACTGATGTTAGCCCAAAATATTGAATCTTTAATCCTACTTTCTACTTCGGTTTGATCTTTATTAGCAACATAGTAATCGTCTTCGAAGGTAACTATATCTCCTTTTATGTAAGTGCCCGGTGCATAATTTCCCTTGAAGTTTTCGCCCGCCAGTGCGCCATGCCTAAAGATTTCAATGCCGCCTACTAACTCTTGTTGGTCACCATTGCCTATACTAGATACAAACAAAGTATAATAGTTGCCTACTTGCCTAATTTCTACATCTCTGCCAAACTGCCTATCTTCCATTCCGTATTCTGACACAATAGTACGCTGATAGCTGTAGGTGCCGCCAGTTAGTCTTCGGTATATTGCTACAGCACCTTCGTTTACTGGTCCAGCTGTTCCGAAGTTGTCTGCTTCTATATGGTATATTTGAACGTAATCCTTGTTTAGACTGAAGGGCGGATTAGGTACTCGGCCCGCTCCCTGTGCTATATTTTCTGTATAGAACCAATATTCTTCGCCAGTTATTGGAATAATTTCATTCCACTTTCTGCTATCTGCAAAAATTTCGTCTGCTTCAAATACTATTAACTTACCTATTAGGTCATTACCTACACAGATATCATTATCGGAATCTTCAACGACACCAATAATTCGATCAACATCTGCTTGACCTCTTATAGCAGTGTTGCGGTTTCTTTTAACATTGTAACGGCCTATGTTGTTTAGCTGGTCCCATGTTCCGGTTATGTTTTTTACATAGACTCTGACTTGGTTAAAGTTTCGTTGTACCCATGTAACTTCGGCACTGCTAGTGGTTATTCCGGTAATTGCAAGTCCACCTTGGCCATTACGCGGCATCTGTAAATCTTCTAAAACATCGCCTATTTGAGGTTGAAACACAAATCCCTGTGCGTCAAACCTAGTAAAATTAAAGTCAATATAACCATCCCACATGTCTACTATTGTTTGTAATTTGTTGAATGTTGAATAGCCTCCAGTTAGCCCGCTAGGAGCAAAGTTAATAATTCGCTCGTTAGATTCGAATAGGCTAAGTTGAAGTTGATCACCGGATACTAGCGTATCACTGAATACTTTACCTGTCCTAACTAACCATTGACTGCTGGGTACACTGACTTCGGGGCCAACCTGCCCATCAGCCGAAGTTAAATCACCAGTAAAGGATAGTTGAGCAACAAAACTAGCTTGATTTCGATCATCAAAATCATTGCCTATAACGCCTGCTGTTAGCTGTATATTGTAGTAATCGTTGACCTCACGCGTCTCGTTCTCTATCCTGACATCGGCATAAACTAATCCCTTACCTGCATCATAATAAACACCATTATTAGAATAATCAGTAGGGGTTTCAATGTACCAAAATCCTGTTACTGCATCATTAGTACTAACTGTATCTTCTTCAGTGTAAACGCCAATTAAATCCTGATTGTCTATAAACAGCTGGCCAGATGTTTCAAATGTACCGTTTGATTCTTTTAGGTAAATGATGACTCCGTCTCTACTGGTGCTAACATAATAAACAGTTGCTTGGCCGGTGTCAGTAGTTACTCTGTCGTTTACTGACGGCAGTGCAGTATATAACTCAACATAAAAGACATGGTCTATCTTTTCCTTAATAATATGCTCTTGGTTCAAAAAGCTAGAAGAGATTTCCGGTATAAGTCCGTCAAATGGCTCGTAAAAATCCAGTGTAGGATAAGAGTAACTGCGAGCATTCCAGAACAAGTTAACTTTATCGCCAGCTGTTGTTCCTTGGTACATTTCTTTAGGCGCACGTACTAATATGTGATTAGTAATATTATTTGCCAGTTGCGAATCGCCTGCTATTATCAGTGCAGCAAGTTGGTCATTATCATCAAACGAGCCTATAATGTTGTTGTACGAGCTAAAGGTCGAGAACGGCTGAGTGGAAATTTGAGGAAAAATTGTTCTGTTGGCTCTCCACAAGCTTTCTCTAAACTTAACAATTTGATTTTTTGTGTAAGTAGCGTCTGGGTCAAACAGCCCTTGAAACCTAGTTTTAACGCCAGATGCCTGAGGTAATCCGGCGATTAAATATTCACCGTCTGGCGACACACTTACTGAAGACGCAAACCCGTTAGCAAAGGAGGTCATTAGTCCTTGCTGGGCAAAGCTTATTTCCTGATCTAGTTGCACATTAAAACTTTCTGACGACCGTCTATAGTAGTATACTTTTCCGTTTTCTACTTCTGGAGCCGTTACAAACACGTTATTGTTATCAGCAGTAACCAATACCTCGTTACCGTATTTGTGTTCAATACCTTCTTCTTGAACAGGATTAGTAAGTGCCTGCTCGTTAGTATATACGCTGGAGTTATTTAGAACAGCCCAATCGCCATTGTAATTATCAATCCATGCTGTTTGGTCTTGGTATAGTGTATCTTGTACAACATCCTGTAGTTCTAAAAGATTGTTTAGTCTAACTGAACGCAGCAAGGTTAACTGAAAATTTTCATCAGCAAATGTTTCAAATGCTGCATCGGTTGGTACACGAATGTTAATAACGTTTAACTTAATCAGGTCAATACTATCAACTTCGTAGAATCCATTAACTCCTAATGTTCGAGTGTCTCTTACTCCTATAATATCGCCAACTAAAATGCGATTAGTTGTGTATCGATCCAACGTCAACTCTCGTAAGGAGTCACCAAACTTGTTAGTTTCCTTATTATCAAGTAATTTACTAACCTTTATCCCAGTTGTTACGTGCTGATAAACATCCCATGGTCGGTCAAGTATTTCGGTAATCCAGATGTATTCACCTAGTGCAACGTCATCTACATTGCCATTTCTAAGATCTTCTGTAGAGCCAGCAACAAAGGTTACGTCGTTTTCGTCTACGTAGCCAGCAGTTCTCACATACTCGTTAACTAACGGCTTAGTAAAGAACGGTGCTCCTGTATAGTTAGCAGGCTTATCATACAGCTCAAAAGATTTTATTCTGTAGACTTTTTCCAAATTACTTAGAGGAATGTCATCTGTTAATTCAATAGTCTGCGGAGAAATCCGTATTTGGTCTTGTTTCAAATTGATCTCAATTTGACTTGTGTTATCAATTGCACCATACCGGCCAACTTGTATGGCCCATTCTTCAAAGAACTCTAAGCTTTCTTTACCTGCTGCACCTAGTTTTTCGAACATTTTGGACAATGCATTTTTAGTACCTTTGTCCTGAATCATGCCTTGATAAAACTTGTACTGAGAAACGTCATCAGTAATGATGTTTGCTAGGTACTGTCTCTTTTGATAGCCAGTTAAATGTTGTGCCATTCTTTGTAGCTCAGCATCAAACCCGTCTGTATCAAGATCATAAAAGTCAGTAAACTGATTAATCCTATAATCAAAGTTAGTGATTAGTTCTGCTTCTGGCTTTTTGCTCAATCTGTACCAAAGATTAGTATTAAATTCTTTTGAACCAGGTACGTTTTCTGTAGCTACGTAATAGAATTGCTTGTACTTAACCAAGCTGCCAATTTGAAAATCTTTCCAGCTGGCCCATTCAGAAATAACTGCGCCATCGTAAACAAAACCAGGAATGTTTAGTCCACCGTTCCAATCACCTGAACGGTAACCTACTATCTTAATCCGATCTCTTCTATACCCAGTTGATGGCTCATAAATTATATCGTTAAAGATGGTTCGATTGTCTATTACGACTACATGTTCTTTTTGTACTAACGCAAGTGCTACTGAATACAACCCGTCGTCGGTGTTTACTGTTTGTATTCCGAAACTATTTTGATCTCGTAACAAGCTACTATATTCGCTTAGCAAAGCAAGTCCATCTGCTTTTAGCAAGCTGTATGTATAAAAATTATCAAAAATGTTGTCTACTACTGTAAAGTCTCTTTTGAAATTAACCTTGTTAGCAGCTGGTGAAATTGTAATTGCTGTGCCCGCAGCCCATCCTTGAGTAGACCAAAACAAAAACTCTTTTGCTGCTTGGTTCCAATTATTAACTGTTTCGTTTTCAACATAATTAAAATCGAACCCTAAATCTTCTAGTCTTTGACCGTAACCTAGCAAGAAGTCTATAACTTCTTGCGACGACTCTAGTCTTTCCCCATACTGTAGAGATAGTACCTTTCTGTTATCAAAGTTCTTTTTAAAGTTTGCTGACTTCCCCCCGTTTACGGGCAGCTTAGGTAGCTTGGCTAGATTATCTGTAGAAAACAACTGAGCTGATCTAAATCGAGCAGTAGCTCTATAATAAACATTGTTATTTTCGATTACTTGCCCTTCATAAAATTGAGTGTCGGACTGCCACGCTGACGGAATTTCTGATATTCCACCCACAGTTATATCCACACTTGAAGTGCCTACTCTTGGGGCGTAATAATCTAAGAACGGCATATCGTTATTGTAGCCGCGTAACAAGAATCCGCCTGCTGTTTTTTCAATAGCTACACCGCTGTATATTACAAAATCAACAGGAGAGCTAGTATTGAAGACTACTTCATAGTTCTCCTGAGGAACGAATACTCCTGCTTGCGTATCTGTTCTCGGAGTTGTACTTTCCAACACTAGATTAATTTTAGACTTATCACTAAAGCCTGCTAGTTTAAATCCTAGCTGATTTCTTAATTCTAAAAACTGTAACTGATAATCGGAATATACAGAAAGTATATCACCTGCTACTAAATTATAAATGTAATTTACAAAGCCGCTAGTTAATACTCTGCTACTATCCTGAGAAGTATTTGGAAACACAACATCAGCATTAGACATAAACTTCCTAGTCTCTGAGTAAACTTGCTGTCCTACTAGGTTAGTTGTAATTCTACTAACGTCATATCCCGCTGCGAACACTTTAGCAGGTTGGTTTAACAGCATTGTAGTTACTACAGAGAATGGATATTGTGAACTTCTTCTCCACGCGGTTTCGACAGGAGATTGGTCACCAAACTTAAAACTCTGCGTGCTTAATCTTAAAATAAAGTTCTTAACATAGCTAGACGCTAGCGGTGATTTTAACTTTCCTTTTTGGTCCGACGGAATAAAATTTACCAAACCAGGTCTTGCAAATTTGGCAAGAAATATAATGTTCTTGCCAGGTTCGCGTACAATACCCTGTTCAAGGTCACGCCACATGTTGAGGTTATCACCTGTGTAAGGTGCCGAACCGTAAGATTCGTTCCACCACAACGGCTTGATTCTAAATCCTAACATTTCCCAAGGATGACTATGCGGTCTGTCAGTGTCAAATGCCTGCTTATAAACAGCTCGCCAAAATCCTAGTAGGTCTTCATCTGCTAGATTATTTGCATTAGAATAGTTGTAGGTAAACTCATTGGTCCTATCATAGAAGAAATTATCAGTGTAGTCATTGTCTACTAATTTAAGCCATTGAGTAAACTCAGGTGACAAACTTTTATTAATTTCTGCTGAGCTAAACTCCGACGGTCTAAAGTCGCCGCCGAAGAATCCGTCTACATCAATTACGTCTTCAGACCATTGTACTTTAATATTGTTAAAAATGCGTTTTTCAAAATCAAGCAACAACTCGTCTCTGAAATCTAAGTAGGCTCGAACATAGCTTCCGTCGTGGCCTCTAATAAAAGGAATGCCTACCGGATACGCATCTATTTCGACGTCGTCCTGGCCTCCCAGTATATTTGCCGCACTGTTTGCTATGTAAAGTGATTCAGTTAGGCCTTTAAATCTGACTGTCGATACTTGGCCCGACCCGCCTGCATCTTGATCTGCGGTTTTTGCAGCGCTCTTAGTAGTATATACAGGGCGAAACCAGCCGCGAGCAGCATTTGCGGCTGCGACATCTTGTTCGCCGTAGACCTTATATGGGCCGGAATTGGCTGGCGCTGTTGTTTGATACGTGTCGTCAATTGTTAGCTCTGGTGAAAACTTAGGGTACAGTCCTAGCTTGCTAGGGGTTGGGGCAACAAATGAACCGTCTGTAACTTCATATTCAATCAGCTCAAGAATATCACCTTCCTGCTGTCCAGCATTAACAACAACAAATCCTTGAGGATCAAATGTATAATGCTGTCCTACAGTTAATTGCTTGCCGTTTAGGTAAACCAGCACGCTGCTTGCAGAAAGAGTTTCTAGATCAAATGCATTATTTAATGCGTATAATTCTGTTCTTGAATCTAGAATCTGGTATTCTATAATATTGTTAGGTCCGTAAGCTATCATATCTGAGAAGTAAAACGGTTGTGTTTTGATCTTGTCTTTGTTAACACGCTCTAGGATCTTGTCAACATGCCTTGAAGTGTTGCCGTCAAAACCTAGAGTGGTCGCTGTCTCTAAAAATATTCTCTTGAACTTTGCATACTCGTCGCGACTGTATCGCAACGCCTTGACAATGTTGTATTCCTTGCTAGTTGTGTGATATAATGGAAAGTTGATCGATCCCGAATGCTTTACGAATTTCTTACCAAATCTAGAAACGTCTCCTAGATCTCTTAGGTTTCCTGGGCCCGGAAACGCACCTGCAAAACTAGGAACTTCTTCAATCAACGAATCAACATGAGCTATAACTTCACCTAAAGTAAAGTCTTTGATATCCTCATTTAGAGGATTTCTTTCTAGGTTATGTGGAAACTCATAATATCCATTGTTATTTTTAACAGTTTTTGAGTCTGTTTTTATTTGTACAATATCACCGCTTAGTAGGTTCTTATCAAATTGCACGATTGCTACTTTATTAATTCTGTTAATTTTGTAGTCAACGTTAATAAGTTGGAGTTTGTTGTTTACGTACACAATAGTTGTTAAATCGTTTAGTAATCCAGAATCCTTGTATACATCAATACGAAAGTTGTTGTTTTCGATATTAGTAACTTCATATTGTCTAATCACATACTGCTTGGATTTAACCGGAGTCTTGGACCATCCATTAAGCCATTCGAAGCTGGTTCTCGTTGAATACTTTCTTAGCAGAGCACTGCCAGTAGTTACTTCAGCTATTCCTTCATCTGCCTGATATGTAAATTTATCACTAAGAAGATTAAAGTCAAATAGTATGTCACCTGAGTTTTCAATATTTCTGTATGCTAAGGGAAAGCCTAGCTCTAAGTCATTAGATCCCAATCCTTGCCTATAGCTAAATAGTTTGGTTCCGTTAAACGTCGTGCTATCAAAGATATCAGGATCTTCAAGTCTATTACCGGCTTGGCAGTCACATAGATCAAAGCGTGGAGCTTGGTTTAACGTTTCTTTTAGTTGGCCTTTCTTCCACGTGTTATTGTAATAAAAACTTACGCCAGCATTTGCTTTGCCTTGTGTTACCAGTACAGTTTCATTTTCCTTAGGTTCGCTGTCCTCTACCTCAACTAAACTAATTTGTCGTTGGTCACTAACATTGATAAAATTGACTTCATAAATCTTACCATTTATAAGGACGTCGGTATCTGCAGTAAACAATACTCGCATGCCCTGAGTTAGATCAACATTATCTACGTTGTATCCCAGCTGGCCTTCGATAGTAGAAAACACATCTTTTGTAAAATCGTCAATCAGCGTAACGTCGGCTTTAGCTTCTGTTCCAAAAGAATACAGCTTTAGTCCTGCTTCAAATTCAATAATAGGACGTTTTGCTCTAGTTTCTTCGTCGATATTTATAGGAAGATCGGCTTGCTCAAAGCTGGCAGTAATAACATCTTTATGGAACCATCTGTTATATCGCGACCACGCATTACGGTCTTTGCTTGCTCGGTTGCTTAATATGTAGTCTTTTGATTTAGCATACGAACTGGCGTTAGCGAACGGAAACCTGTCAAACTGATCAGAGTCGTAAGGAATCAACTTGTTAGTAGAGTAGGCCGCAGGTATAACTAGGTCAGCTTCGTTGATCAATCTTATATTGGTACCAACTCCTTCAACATACCATGCTGAGTTAGCGTAGTATGCTGGAGTTATGTTTCCAACAAAAGTTAGCTTCATACCGTTACTTAGGTCTAGTCCGGTTGCTGTTTGATATGTTTTCTTTCCTAGTATATCATCAGCAACATCAAGAAAGGTATTACTCTCTATATCGTAAATTCGAAAAAGTCCGCTAGTGTCGATACTATTTTTACTTAGGTAGAACACTCGTTCCGCTGCATTATACGGTACTGTGAATTCAATCGTACCCTTCTCGATATACGCAATAGCTACTTCCTGGCCGGCGTCGTCTAAATTACGTACGCCGTCCGGAAGCAAAGTGGATACATTTACTGAATCATCAAATATTCTGTTAACAGAAAACGCTAATGGATATCCAGGAGTGTTGATTTCAAATCTGTATGTCTGTCCTCTGTAAAGTTTTAGAGTTGGATTTCTTGTCGCAGTGTCATTAAATACATAGGCAACATTGTCGCCATCGTCTACAGTTGAAACTGAGTAGGTGCTTACAACGTCACGCTGCTCGCCTGATACTTGAATAGATAAAGGTCCATTGGGTAGCCAATAGTACTCACGAAAGTTAACAAACTTATCGTAATCAATATGAGGAGCCCAAGCGTAAGTGTCTTGTGAATTTAAACGGCTTGCGTTATCTGTGTTTGCGCCAAAATATCTCAGCGAGCCAAGGTAGTCGTTATAGTCTTTATAAAAAGTAACGTTGTCTAGATTATCCTTAATAACAGCCACTGGTTCTAGTTGATAATTGCCTCTATCAATACTTACGTCACCGATGTAATTGTCAGTACTCTTATAGGCCTTGGCAGTCTTGCGCCCAACAAACCCGTTGAGCTTTTCAGCTACGCCGGGCTGAATTAGCTGATCAATTGTGCCTTGCAGAAATTTTCTGTTAGCTTCTGTCCTAAAGAATTTAGGTAGAAGGTCTGCTGCTGTACGCTTAGTATTGCCTGGCGTCGGAAGTGGGCTCTCGTTTTGACTATCGTTATAAGCCATTATTAATTATGTCCTTATCTAGATATAATGCCTGAAGTAGCTGTCATAACGCTAGTTATTACGTTACCGCTTGCTTGCAATTCTGTTGCTGTTAGTTCGTCAATAATTTCTACATCACGTACACTAGCAGCACTAATAAAAATTTCATCAAGTTCGGATTTTATTTCAAATAAACTACCGAACGATTGTGAACCTTGTCTTGGCACAATTACTATACTTACTAATCTGGGTGACATAGTGTTCATAATATATGCACTAAGCTCTTGAAAGTAAAAAGTCTCTCCAAAGTCCCAATTCTCAATAGCAAAAAATTGATTCATTGATTCAATTATCTCTGCTTTTAACTCATTTTCGTTAACTACTATTGATTTATTTCGAACCACTTTAAACTTAACTTGTAAATCATTCATTGCCTTCTCACCAAACAGTACCTTGTACTTAACTGGATGATAAACTATCTCGTCACTAATTGACTTTATTGCATTAATTGCAGTGCCGTAAGATCTGAAAAGGCTATCACTACTTTCAGGTTTTGGTTTTACTGTAACTATTCCTGCAACATATTTTCTAACTTCTGTATCATAATTCTTTGTTAGCAAGAAAGTATCAATAATATTACTTGCGCTGGGATCAATTCTATAATTGCTGTCAGCTACGTGCACGTAATGAAACTTCAGCCCTGACCTTCCAAAGTAAACTTTATAATCTGTATTAATCGTTGTATTATTTAACAATTTATTTAGAGTCTTAAATACGCCTACCTCAAACAGGTAAAATATTTGTCCTTCCTGTTCTGCGCTATAAATTATGTTCGATTGGTTATTAACTACCTTAATAGAACCACTCGAGTTATCGAAAAATCTAAAGTCTTCTACTCCGTCAGACGTCGTAAATCGCTGTTGAAAGATAATTTTCTGAGACGGTAATACTTCTGGTTCGACAATTCTATTAAATAGGTCCGGATCGTCAATAACACCGTCGTTGTCTAAATCAACAAACTGTATTTCGATCTTTGTAGTATCTACATATCCTTCTTTGTCTCTATAAGCATCAGAAATTCCCCAGTTAAAATCTCTTGTGAAACTACTAGCACTGTCTGGCTGCTTATTAATTCCTAATACTCGAATCCCATCACGAGCAATTTTTCCTGTTTTGGGATTAAAGACTTTGTCTGCGCCGTCAAATGTAAACCGGACTTCGTCTTTACTTTCGAATACGTATCTAAGATTGCGATGAGTAATAGTATACGTATTGCCATTGGTTTTAAAATTCAATAACCAACTTGCATCAAGATTTTGTCCGCTGAGATCTCCTGCTTTACCTGTGCTAAATTCAGATAGTGTATTAATATTCGATGCAAGCACCAATTGCCACTCGCGAGTGTTTGTATTATATCTTAGAGCATAATCTTTGTAAGCAAATGTTTGATCAATTATTTGCGTTTTTAGGTCAGTTAGTAATGTTCTAGAGATTTTTGGAATAACTTGACTCAGCAGCGAACCATCAGGAATAAGATCAACTAGTGTAATAGGACCCCTATCGTCTATAGTTAATGTTGTTCCGTCTGATACAGTGCCAGCGACCTTGGTCCATAGGTATATAGTCGAGCCATCTAGATTTGGGTTAGCTGTGTAAGTACCGTCTGCTAAGAAATACTGTTGCACACCGTTAACAATGGGTGCCACAAACTTAAGAAGAGTTCCGGACTCTACTAATCGTAAATTATTAGCAGTAAACGCGCCGACAGCGTAGGCTTCGCCCTGTGTGTCATTAAGGAATCCAGTATACTGGTTAGTAAATTTCGTTGTATTTTCCCAACTTGCACTTAAATCCGAAGTAATTGTTCTTGGAAATTCCGAGTAGTAAAAGTTCTTGAGGTTAGTACTATTAATGATATCCTCAACAGTATTAACCAATATGCCTTCAATATCACTTTGTGAAGAAAATGCAAATTGTGTTTTTACCTCGTATAATTCTTTATATATAATGCCGTCATCAGCAAACAAACTAGTATTAGAATACTTGCCACTTGCATCTTTTAAATCAAAATATCTACTTATGCCACTACTAACTCTGTTAACACTCTTAGTTTTTATAATGTCTTGGCTGACTGCGAGAGGACCTATGTTGTAATCTTCGCCTGTGATTAATCGATTCTGTGTGTAATAAGTCGCAGGTGCATTTTGTTTAATACTGTCGTTAGATTCAGTAGGAGTACCATTAGATACTGTATAGTTTAATCTTAGTACAAACGTTAGTGTTTCGAGCGAACCGCTGCGGCTTTGATAAGGAATTTCAATAGTGACGTTGCCTACTGCGCCAGGTGAAATTACACTGAATCTATTCAAGCTGGTTCTGTAATATATTTTAAAGTTTCCTGCTGGAAGATTACCAAAAATTCCGTCACTAAACACTAGATTAATTCTATCACTAATTCGAGTAGACACAGCATACACATTGCTAATACCTTTAAAAAGGCTGTTATAGATAATATTGTTGCCTTCTACTGCGTCTAGTTTGGACCACGCTGTAGTCTCAAAACCGTTTGTATCCACGCTGTAAAGCCATACATCGTCGTTATTAATATTCTCTGCGTCAATGCCTACGATCTGGTTCGGGATCGGATTGGTTACCGAAAATGTACCTTCGTCTAGTCTACCCTGCCGAAAGTGCATGAAAAATCCAGTATTGTTAGAGCCAGCGCCCTGGCCGTCATCTCTAAACAAAAACGCAGGGCTAGTGCCAGGAAGTGGTGGTTCTTCTCTTATCACGCTATTGGAAAAGTCAGTAGATACTACTTCATATCTAGTACTAACTCCTTCAATAGACTTTGTAAACGGAAACACTGGGACCCCAGTGTTAGTTGCGTTCAATCGGTATTTCTGTGTCTGTACACCGTCAATATTTTCAGTCTTTAAAGGACTGCCTACTGCATTAGTAACAGGAAGAGCTGCGTTTATTATCTTAATAAATTGTTCAAAAAAGTTAGGATTGCTTTGATCGTTCCACCGAATTGCGGAACCTGCAAGATTTAATCCAGCACTGTCAACAACCTGCTCTGTGGTCTTTACTGTAGAAATTTTAAGCAGTCCATTAGCTGCTTGATTTCGACGAGGATTGTAGGTCAACATACGTGCAAGACGTAGTACGCTTTCCCTGCGTTCAGCTGTTTCGAGGAAGTTTTCTCTGGCATTTAAGTCTATTCTAAAAGATAGGTTTTGACCTAGAAACGCGATCATATCAATAAGAGCAAGATATTCGCTTGATTCGATATAATCGTTAAAATCTTCAGGGTAGTTTTGTCGCAGATAATTAATCATGGTTCTGCGCAAGTTGTCAAAATCATAGCTCTGGAAGTCAGCGTTTCTGAAACTCTGATAGATTCTTTTCCAGTCTTCTGCTACTAAAAGCCGTGTTTGTCTATCTGTTGCAGACATAAATTAGATTCCTCGTTAACTATGATATTTATCATAATAAAAAACTGCGTACTTAATTAAGTTAGGCCGTTTTTCTGATCGAAGGTAAATGTAATTGATTCAGAGATATCGTAAGGTAAGTATGTAAGTTCACAATCAATAGAAATACCCTGTTCGTATGTATCGACTATTACATCCTTAGCTGATAGTCTAGGATCAAAGTTAAAAATATTTGTTACGTTTTCAATAATTGCTTCCTGTACAGCCGGAGTAAATGGCTCAAATAACATATCCCAGATTATACATCCAAAGCTAGGATTTGATAACTTTTCGCCCTGCCGTATGTGAAAGTGATTGATTAGATCCTGTTTAATTAGCTCGAAATCATACAAAGAAAAACCTTGGTTAGTCTGCGCCACAGAACTGAACCCTCTATACGCTCGGCCTGCCGAAGCAGTAGTTTTGGTAGGAGTTACACTTACTCGTTGGTATAAATTCTTTTCTAAGCTGCTCATATCGTATTTACCTCACTCAGCTAGTGCTCTGCATGCCAGGAAGAATAGAGTCATCTACTCCGCTAGGCTCGTTAGTATCTGATGCGCCACCGGCTACTAATGGCACTCCGTCATCTCTATTGTCTGACGGCCCTTTAGGTATAAAGCCTCTGCGAAAGTTAAATGCTCCGCCTTCACCTTTGTACGCGCTGAAATGCATAGCATCGTCAATCGACTGCCATGCACCTCCCCAGCCTAATCCATGTTTATTTGCTAACGAAAGCGTTGATCTTGGCATATCAGTAATAGGAGCATTTGGTGGCCGGGGTGAAAAGAACCCGTTTGGTCCGTTGTTAAACACTGGATTAGGTGGGTTAATATCTATAGCGCCGCCGCTGGCGTGAATCGACCATCCTGATCCACTTACTGTTTCTCGTTTAGCATATCCAAGTAATGTCCTTATCTGATAACCAGTAGACTCTAGGTCATCAATGAATCCCTGGAAATTAGTAACAAACACCTCTGCTACTTGCGCTGATAAGCCAGTCCTAGTTGTAATTGTACCTAACGCGCCGTCACCTATAAAGAAACGCTGAGAAATATTTGACGGTGTTCCTCTATCTGGGTCTATTCTAGCACCATTAGCATACGAAGTAATAGAATTTTTAGATTCCACTGTGTTGTTAGTAATCGTAGAGTCACCGGTGCCGCCATCAAAGTTTTCTCCTCCGCCACTGTTAAACACAGTTTGACTGGACTGAGGACCAAACCCTCTAGTAAATGTATCAGGTGTAAGTATCCTGTCATTTACTGCTAACCCTCCTGGATCCTCTCTGTCAGACTGCTCTTTCTTATAAGCTTGTGGATTCATATTTTCGTGATGTGACCACGGTTCATGTTGCGGTGCTCTTGTTAATATGCTTTCATAGGGTACTGGTTTTGCAGAACCAGGAAACATATAAGGCAGCGTAACAGTAGATAGTTCTTCTGCACGTTCAGCGTCTACTGCATCTTCCGCAGTCAGTGCAATTTTTACGGACGGACTTGCTGCTCCTACTGATCCTGCGGCTCCTTCAATACTAATGCCAGCAATTGCACTGATAGCCATTGCGCTTTTTGACTCTATTACCGCAGTACCAGCAGTGACCTTATACGCTTTGCCAATATTTTGACTTAAAATTCCAGCAACTGAAAAACTGCTATTTGCTTTTATAGCAACGTCACTAGAGGTTGCGCTTAATAAATAGGAAAGACCGGCACTGTCATGCAGTGTTTTGCCAGCAGTTCTATATATACTGCTGGTTGCTTTTTCATGAATAGACTTGTTTGACAGAAAATTTATGTTTTGTTTTGCATGAAGATTGTAGGCTTGATCTATTAACTGGTTTGAATCTAGCCCTATCACTACATCGCTGTTTCCTTCTATAGTATGTTTAAAATTGTTGCCCACTAATATGTTGGTATCCCATGCACTTTCTATTTGTATTCTGCCACTTTGCTTATTATCTAAAAACTGTGCACTATCGGAATAACGTGCACTTGCTTTCATATTAATGTTTCGACCTGCATCAATATTGAAATCTCGTTCAGCAGTAAAGTTAATATCAGTATCTGACATTACAGAAATACTGTCTTGAGCATGTATATCTATCTTTCCATCAGATGTAAACTCTATCCAAGCTGTACCACGGCTGTTTCCAATATATATTAGATCCTCCGAATTATGTAGTACAATTTGGTGTCCGGTCCTAGTTCGAAAACGCATCAACTCGTTCTGGGGTATAGTTGTATCGCCTCCAGTTTCACCAGCTTGCTTGTTTACATAAATTGGTGGGCCGTCTTCTGCATGAGTTTTACGCACAAACTTTTCGTCGCCGTCGTCCATAACAAAACTAGATCCGCCTAACCTATTGTAAGGAACACTTGCACTTTTTTTGTTTGGTCCGAAATTTGCTCTTGGAGCGCCGGTGCGTTTGTCTCTTGGTCCTGGTGTCGATATACCAAATACCATCGACGGAACTTCACGACGTGCTGAAGTAGTAGTAGTGCCCCTTGACTCATCGGTTAGCAACCCTTGAATTTCAAGAATTCGCGTAAAGTCTTTGTTGTAAGGCTTTTTAAACAACGTAGGGTCTAAAGAATCACCTGTTTCTATAAGTTTATTGTATTCACCTACAGGTAACTTTGCGCCTTCTAATTCTGGCGGGGTTTCTGGTGTTGTAAGTGTTGTGCTAGGTCTTCCGTCTGGAACCATAAAGTTCATGTAGTCGTCTTGGATACACCCAATCCAATAGCCATAGTTGGGATTGCCTTCAGCAAAAGTAACAAGAACCTTTGTACCTACATCAGGAGGTACAGCCCAGAATCCGTAGCTTTTTTGAGAGTTAGCATACCCATCTTGTGGAGTGGCACCTTTTCCAGGTGTTACTCCGTAAAAAGGACTGAGGTATCTCACGTTGAAAACTTCGCCGCTTTTTTCTGGAGTGTTAGCACCTCCTGTGTACTTTAATATTTCAACCTCAAGTGATCCCATGTAACGAGTATCAAGGTTGTTTACTACAATCGCCTCATACGGCCCTGCATTTTTTACTATTGTATTATTGATCGCTGAACGACTATACGAATCTTGCGACATCTAAAACTCCTGTGCTGTTACCTAGCACCAGTTAATGGACTGCTAGGCAATGCTTTCTTAATCTGTATTCTGGTCAGAGGAACTGGTGGACCCTGTCTTGTATCCTGCTCTTGGGTATCTGCTGCTAGGTCTTTTTCTGCAGATGCATTGTCGTAAACTGAACCTGCTCCTCCGGGTACAGGCCCGGGAAAGCCTGGCGGAGCAACTGCGCCAGAGTTAGTAGTTCTTCCTAGGGCCGGTCCTATGTTGCCGTTAATGATAGGATTAGCTGCTGCTGCGCCGGTTCCGTAGAGCAGCAGGTCTTTCACAGTCTGTCCAGTTCTAAAATCATAACGATCATCTAGAGGATCTAACGGTCGATAATCGTAAACATTTTTACTATCAGGCAACTCAGCAGCAGGAAGAGGACGAGCGCCGGCATTTCCGCCAGTGAATGCACCCACTCCTATACCAGCAGCAATCGCCGCGGTCTGTGACTTGGGAGTAGATCCTGTTGCTGGGATAACTCCGTTTGGCCCAGACTCTAGTATCGACACAACTCGAACTGCTCCCTCAGTTATTTCTAAAATGTCTTCTAGTTCCTGGAAGAACGTGTCTGCATTGTGTGTAGTTGTGTTGAATGCTTCTGTAGAATAATAACTCTCGCCCTTAACTACTCGACGGTAGGCTCCATTTAGCGGGTAAGGTACTGGAATACTAGAAAACTCCTGTGCTAATCTAATCATAAACTTATCAGATGTCAGTACGCCAGCTAACCATTGGTTCAGTAACCTAACGCTCTTTAATCGAGCAATCATCAAAGCATCCTGTATGCCGGCTGTGAATCTAATTTTTCCTGCATCTACCGCTAAAACACTTATGCTCTGTTTCAAGTCAGTTCTTAACAATTGATAACGTCCCACTGCGTTTGATCCAAAACCTTCGTTAGTTCTTACTTCTTGAAACCGCAAGACTTCACTAAGTGTCATTTGTGTTAGACTAGGTTCTGACGTACTAGGCCATAAACTAGTATAGGAGTTTGCTCCTTTCAGAGCCTCTCCTTTGCTAACAAGAGCTAATAACGCAATTTGCTGTGCTGTAATTGTTATTTCTGACATTTATATTTCCCTTGCTCTTTACTTATATTACGTTTTAATATTAAAATGCAGTTTGGAAGAATTGTCTACCTGCTTGTTTGATTAACGTTAACTCTTCTAATAGCAGACGAAAGTGCTGCTTGACCAGTTGCTGCATTTTCCCGATTTGTTGGCGGTGCTGTAAATACTGAATTATTTTGATCAGTTACACCGTTAGAGTCTACAGGAACAACATTTATCAGAGGCTCAACATCTGTAGCGCTAGACGATTGTTCAACAGGGTTCTGTGCAGGTCGAGCTGTACTTGGCTTTCCTGGGGTATCACTGTACACTACAGCATCACTAAGCTTAGCACTATCGTCTAGTATAACTGGACCAGCATTATTAGGTGTTGAAGGATCGTCTTGTCCTCTTCTTCTAATTAACTTAATATTCTGCTCAAACTTGCCGCCTGAAAACGTATTAGTAACAGCCCAAACGCTAAACAGTCCGCTAAACTGCTTTACTACTCTAGGAAATTCCATTGTAGCTCCTTCAACTTGATAATCAAACGGAGTTTTAAAATTCACTATAACAAATACCTCGTCCATCATGTAGTTAACTGTGCCTTCTTCCAAAACGTTAGAATTCTTAATAGGGCTGCCTTTAAAGTTTCCAGTTTGTTGAGGTATGAAAAAAGGGTCTCCCATTATTTTCATTTCAGCAGTGATCATGTCAAGTGTTTGATTTATTATGGAATTATGAAATTGCTGCGCTATTCTTAGACGCATATCAGGCGACCTAGATCCGCTGTCCGGAATTAAGGAAGCTTGTCTATGTGTCATTTCGCCTATTTTAGCACCCGGTTCTGAATCAGGATTACCACAACCTTGTTTTACTACAGAAGCTCCAGTAGTTGCTGCTAGTGAGCCGGTACTAACTGCGCTGTCTGCACTGCCTACACCTCCGACGTTTTGCCCGTAATTACTAAATGCGGTTAGCATAAAAGCATTGTTAAACACTAGGTCAAAGTCCAGTATTTCCTCGTTTCGACCGGTATAGATATAATTGTATTCCTTTGCAGCCTTTGCTCTAAGCTGTTCTGTAGTATTTGGCGTTGGCTTTTGATTTGTAGCTAGAGTTTTTGCTTCGTCTGGATAATACGGAATAACATTAAACAAATATATCTTAGCAAGTGAGCCACGTTGGCATTCTGATGACGGATTAGGATCAATAAACACCTGTGTATCTATCTTGAACCAGTTTCGTGTACCGTTAGCAGCGCTGATAGCAGTAGACTCTACAGCAGCGTATTGACTTCTCAGTACTACCTTTTCTATCATAGTAATTATTGTTTCGCCTTGACTGAATTTATGTTCTCTTGCTTTAGGACTAGGATTGTTCCCGGTACGACCAGTATCTTCAAACAACTCAGTTTCAGGGTTGTATACCTGCGCTGGTACAGCTTGAGCTTGGTCGCCGCCCTCACTAACATCGTCTACAATTGAACTTAAACCAATATTGTTCATTTGTCTAGTGTCACGAGCATACTGCTGCAATCTTTCATATAAACTCGAGTTAGGAGCAACTGATATTTTATTAGTGTTTACAGTTGCACTACCCAGCACAGGAGTTACACCCTGCTCCTGTTTAAGTTCCACATTTCTTGATAATCCGTCATCTTTGTCTACAACTTCCCTAGAAACTGTGCTATTAAAGCCATCTAGGTCACGAGGGAAAGCAATTATAAATCTGTCGTTCTTTGTGGTAACATTTTTGTCTTCGAGATTAGCCAATCGTTGATTCATTGTTTCAGCTACACTAGTGTCTTCGCCGTTTAACACTTCCCATACGTTTGATCCTACTGCGTTAATAGTAGTCTTTGTTTCGTTAATATTATCATCTAGTGCAGTTTCGCTAAACGGCACTGCCATTACAAAATATTCACTACCTGCACCGCTTACACTGAGCTCTACTTTGGTTATCTTTATAGGTACGTAGATAGGCTTTCCGATATATTTTGTCGACCATTCACCGTATTCGTTCCATCCTACAAAGTCAATTCTTATGCAAAACGGTGCATCAATATAGTTAGAGTATCCTTCAAACTTTGCTGAACCAATAAGTGCTTGAATAAAATTACCCATTGAAAACGGTTCAGTTACTTTAAACGATAGGGTTGTGCCTAGTGCCACTCCAGTATTTTGATTAGGTGCTATTACTGCGTCCATTTCTAGGTCGTCTATATAGTACTCCGCATCGCCTCCGCTTGCAGAGTTTATTTCGTCCTGTACTTTGTAACGATTGGCATAATTTCCGCCGGATGACTTGATTATATAAGACGCAAAGTCGCCTCTATTTCGGTAGGTGTTGGGATCGTTATATTCTCGAGGATTTAACACTCCTAGCGTAATGATATAATTGTAGGTGTTGTGATTTCTTAAAGGATTAGGTATTTTGCCTGTAGAGATATTACTTGCCCGTATTGTGCTGGCCCGCTGCATCGAATCTTCAGCAGAAGTAATATTTTGCCATTTCTCAGGCACAAGGTCACGTAAGCTGTCTTCATTGTCCTGGCCTGCTATGCGTCGTCTAATAGGTGTATAATCGTCGTTACTACCAGCAGGCAACACTGACGCTACCGAAGCGGTGCTTGTTTTTGTTTCAAAATTGCCCGACGGTGCGGCCTGTGCAGCATCGGTAGTGACAGGAGGCACTACAGGCGGCGCTGTTGCTCCGAGGGTTGCGGCCAGCTTTTTAGCACGTTCAGCAGCTTCCGTTTTTTCCATCTGGGCAACAACACGAAATACATTTTCGTTAAGTGTACGATCCCCCACAACAGAAACAGACTCCGGCTTTGGCGCGAAATCTTCCGGATTAGCAGCCCGCCTGTCGGCAGTAAACTGTGCAAGCCTATCCTGAAAATTTGTGGTTTTTAAATTGTCAGCGCGGATGCTTGCTTTTTCACTCTCACTTAAATTAGCAACGCGGATTCTTTCTCTCTCACTTCCACTTATTCTTTCCATGTTATAAACCCAACTCCTTCCTTAGATTAGCACCTTGAGGCAACAATATTTTAGTACCTGCAACAAAATCGTACACAGGGTCTTTTATGATATCCGGATTACGCTGAGCAAACACCCACCACAACTCTTTCTTGCCATAGAGATCGTATGCCAGTAGGTCTGGTCGGTAAGTGTATGCCGGAGTAATTACATATAATACATCGTCGCCAGCAACTGGTACAGGCCTAGGAGTAAATATGTCTAAATATCCTGCTGGATTAATTTGTGTGTTACTGTATGGTCCAAAGTTTTTAGACATTATACAAATCCTTCTGGTCCAGATATATGAGTTCCGTTAATGTAGTCCTGAAAGCTGAACTTGGATTGACTACGTCTTGCATAGTTTGGAGCTAGAGTAACAGTGAATACACTTTGAGTAGGTACATAATCAATCTCTCCTGCTACATTGCACTCTATGTAGTCAACATCAGCTGGCATATCAGTAGTGAAGTTGGTTATTACTACTGGTATATTGTTTAGAACGTGCTTACCGTAGCCGTTAAGTCTTGCAATAGGTGGCGGATTGCCTAATGATTCTGTACTGGCTCCAGAGAACATCTTAGTCATCGCTCGTAAATAGTGCAGGCATGCTATCCAATACCTCGCATCTTCTTGATTTTCATTATAAAACTCGCCTGTTATAGTTATATTATCAACTTGACTATTTTCATACACATGATATGGATAATTTGAATGCACAGGATGCATGTTAGTATAATTTGCAGTATGACCCAGTAATATTGTAGGAGTAAAAGGAAAGATCATTCTATTACCGGTTCTTGATAATTCTGCAATAATTGATCCTTGCATTACAACATCAGGCACACTAAGGCTAACTCGCCAGTCAACTGTGTCGCTACCAGTTAGTGAATCATTTAATATTACTCTTGGCAGACTTTTTGGTTCAGGAGCTGCACCTGGGAAGATTCGCTGAGCTGCATTACCTACCATCCTAATAGCTTTGCCAACATCAGAGTTAGCTCCGCCCTGCCTGGCGATTATGTTGTCTACTATCCCAATAGAGTTCTTTACTATCTCCCCGGTCTCTGCTCGATCAGCAGAATTATCCGAATCTTTCGTTCTCCTAAAGAACGAAGTCTGGTTGGCTAGACCACCTGAGCTGCTTGCCGAGGCATCACCGCCTGAGTTACTATTAAAAGCGCTAAAAATTGACATAAGTTGTTGATCTCCAACAGTATTTAGTTGACAAAATTAAGTATGTAGTTTATAATAAATATATAATAAGGAGTAACAATTGAGAAAACGCAATTACTTAAATAACAGAGATATCCTCAAAGAAATTCATAAATCTAAAAATACTTTCAATAGTTACGTTGAGCCTAGCTACAATCAATATGATATCATTCTCAAGAACGTGGATGATATACACTTATTGGAATCGTACATGGTTAACGACGAAGGCGAAACTGTCAAGATACTCGGAACTATAGCGCAAGCCAAAACTAACAAAGCAAAAAGACTGTCAACTGCTGAATATGAAAGAAGACGTATTGCTGGTGAAAAGGTTAAACAAGCGGAATGTGAAATTACTCCAGACGAAATCACTAAAGAAGAACTAATCTTCAGAGTCATGGATTTTGATCATATTCCTGAACAGCCGGGAAGAAAGAAAAATCCAAAAACAATAGCAGACACCAAGGTCAAGCTAAACTTTCCTCCTTTCAAGCATTACAAGTTTGAAGGAGATGATCTAGTATGTGTTGGAAAAAGTCATTGGAAAGGGGATTTGGAATCTGGACATTTTGACAGAGAACACGGCAAGGCCACAAATAATCTAGCTCTAATGTGGCTTAAATTAGTTGATAGATACGCTACTCGTGGGAATGTTAGAGGTTATTGTGTTGATATAAACACCGAAGCACTAACCGATCGTGGTTGGATGAGTATAAACGAAATTAGCGAAAATGATCAAATTTTATCATATACTGACGGCAATTTGAAATGGTCAAAAATTAAATCAATATACCGAGGTGACTATAACGGGTTAATGCACAAAATGACTCTTCAAGGGTTTGACTCACTAGTAACGCCGGGGCACAAGTTTGTTACAGAACGGGGACTAGTTAAGGCCGAGCACCTTAAAGAAACTGACAAATTGGTATTACTAGGTAATGCAGTAGTTGACATTACCCCTGCTGTATATACAGATGAATTTGTTGAATTAATTGGATGGATTGTAACCGAAGGATGTTATCAAAAAGGCAGAAACAACAAATTTGGATGCATTAGTGTCTATCAAAATAAAGGAATTTATGCTGATCGTATGAGAGACTGTTTAACAAAATTAAATTATAAATTTTCTGAAAATAAAGAAAAAAATATATGCTTTAGAATTTCTGCAGAATCTAGTAGAAACGTTGAATCTATCTTTAAAGAAAAAAACCTTAATATGAAATTTATAATGTCATTGACATCAAATCAGCGGCAATTATTAATTGAGACAATGATTGACGGTGACGGATGGAGGACTAATGGGTATAAAAGATATTGTCAAAAAGATCCTGCTCACGTAAACCTATTCCAGGCAGTGTGTGCTATTTCTGGCATAAGAAGTAATTCTCATCTAGTAGATGGTGTGTCATTTGGGAAGCCTGTTACTTACTATAACATAAACTTGTTTACCGAAAAGAAAAATACAACTAGAGTAGAATGTGTAAATTTTCACGGTGGGAAGAATAACGGCAGAAACAGAACAACTGGACGCGGTAAAGAGTCACATCCTAACTATCCAACAACGCAGTATAACGGGAAAGTATGGTGCCCGGAAACTGAATATGGTAGTTTTGTAGCCAGAAGAAGTGGTGGGGTATTTTTAACCGGAAACACCTACAACGATGAAATGAAAGGCCAGGCGATACTACAACTAGCGCAAATAGGATTACAATTTGACGAATCCAAGTCAGACAATCCTTTCGCATATTATACGGCGGCTGTAACCAATTCGTTTGTGCGAGTGATAAATATTGAGAAGCGCAATCAAAACATACGTGACGATATACTTGAAATGAATGACTTAAATCCGTCACACACGCGAATAAATAACGGCAAGTGGGAAGCAGAGGTTAAACGCAATGAGTCTAACTCAGAAAACAATTGATAGCTTTCTAAATAAAAAAAGACTAACTTTTGCTTTGCTGGCAGCGTCTTGTTTAAAAGACAGCGCCGTCAGCGTGTCTTTGGCTATTAATTCTAAAAACGCAAGACAGGTATTACATCACATAGAAACAGGATCTACTATTGTACCCCAATGTCCTTGTGGTACTGCGTTAGCTTGGCATCCCGACAAATACTGCTATCGAACGTATTGTTCAAACGCATGTACAGCCACATACACTGTTAAGGAAAAGAAAAAAAAGAACCTAGAATTACTGGGAGTAGAATGGCATTCACAAAGTGCGGATTGGGCTAACAAGGTTAAAAAGACTAGTTTAGAAAAGTTCGGAGTAGACCATTACAGTAAAACTAATAGTTTCAATCAGGCAGTCAAAACCACTAACCTAAAAAATTACGGAGTAGAACACCCGGCGCAGAGCTTTGAAATTAAAGAAAAGATGATTGCAACTTGGAAAAAGAATCACGGCGTAACTAATCCAATGCAGCTATTAAGCGTTCGACAAAAAGTTGCAGAAACAACATTTGATCGGCTAGGTGTACACAACGCATTCAGTTGTTTATTGGTACAACAGCAAATCAAGCAAACTAATCTAGATAGATACGGCGTAGAAAATCCTATGCAATGTGTAGATACTCAATCAAAGGTTGTTGCAACACGTAAAAAAAACTATTATACAACTGACACGCTAGATAAACTTCATTCGCCGGCCTGGTTATTTAAAGAACACGTTAGTGGAAAGACAATTACAGAAATTGCCAGCAACATTGGCGTAAGTTCCAGCAACTTAGCAAAGTATTTTCAAAAATACAATATTGACGTGATTCGGCATCGACAAACATACGCTGAAAAAAAGATGTTATCATTTTTTAATCACTATAATGTGAAAGTAATACCTAACAATCGAAGTATTATATCTCCGAAAGAACTAGACTTCTTTTTGCCCGAACATAATTTAGCAATTGAGATAAACGGAGTATACTGGCATACTGAACAGTTTAACAAACACTCACAGTATCATCTTAATAAAACTCAGGAGTGTGCGCAATTGGGTATTGAATTATGGCAATTCTGGGATTACGAAATAGAACAGTTATGGGAATTGATCACTCAGAAACTGCTATCCAGAATGCAAATACAACAAAAAAAGACAGGTGCTAGAAAACTAAAAGTAGTTAATGTAGGTAAAGAACAAAAAAGTGCGTTCTTTGCTGAATCTCACCTACAAGGAGACTGCGGTAGTTCTATAAACCTAGGACTAGTAGATCAACACCAAACATTGGTTATGTGTGCTAGTTTCAGTAAATCACGATTTTCAAAAAAACACAAATGGGAGCTAATAAGATTAGCCACAAAGAAAGGTAACCTTGTCGTCGGTGGGGCTAGCAAATTAATAGCTCGTTTCTCGAAAGATTATATGAAACACAACGAGAACCTAGTAAGTTATTGCAATCGTAGGTTTTCTAGAGGTAACGTTTACCAAAAACTAGGATTTACCTGCATTTCATCCAATACACCAGGGTATGTATATGCAAAAGGCAATAGAATTATAGGCAGTCGACAGCAATGGCAAAAACATAAGCTGGCAGCTAGGCTGGCGGTTTTTGATTCGAGACTCACCGAAGTTGAAAATATGGCAGCAAGTTCCTGTTATAGGCTATGGGATTGCGGGCAAGATACTTGGGTACTAACTAAACTCCATTGACATCAACAACTTAATGCTGTATAGTTTACTATAAATTAGAGGAAAAAAATGTTTAATAAAGCAGCAGTTTTTACCGACATTCACTTTGGTCTCAAAGGAAATAGTCGGGTACACAATCAAGATTGTGAAGATTTTGTTGACTGGTACATCGAAACCGCAAAATCCAACGGGTGTGAAACTGGAATCTTTTGCGGAGACTGGCATCACAACCGAAATTCCCTAAACCTAACTACAATGGACGCGACAATACGCAGTTTAGAGAAACTAGGAGCAGCATTTGACAACTTCTACTTGTTTGTAGGTAACCATGACTTGTATTATAAGGATAAAAGAGATGTAACGTCAATGAGTTTTGGACGGCACATTCCCGGCGTCACATTTGTTGACTCAATTCTAGAAAAAGATGATGTTGCTCTCATTCCGTGGCTAATAGGAGACGAATGGAAAAAAATTCAAAAGATCAAAGCCAAGTATATGTTTGGTCACTTTGAGTTACCGCACTTTTACATGAATGCCATGGTACAGATGCCAGACCACGGTGAGCTTAAAGCTGAAAACTTTAAGAACCAGGAATATGTGTTCTCAGGTCACTTTCATAAAAGACAACAGCAAGGAAAGATACACTATATTGGTAATGCGTTTCCACATAACTACGCCGATGCCTGGGATGATAAACGAGGCATGATGATATTAGAGAAAAACGGAGAACCAGAATTTATCGATTGGCCTGAATGTCCCAAATACCGAACAGTTAATCTTTCACAGCTGATCGATGAAGCGGATACGTTAATTAAGAGTAAAATGTACCTTAGGGTAACGTTAGACCTTCCTATCAGCTACGAAGAAGCAAGTTTTATCAAGGAAACTTTCATTAATCAATACGGATGTAGAGAAATTACATTGATTTCTCAAAAACAGATAGACGAATTGTCTACAGACTTAGATATTCAAGCATTCGAGAGTGTAGACCAAATTGTTGCTAAAGAAATTACCGAACTAGACACTAACAACTACGATAAGAAAATGTTATTAGATATTTACAACGGATTAGAATAATATGATACAGATACAGGATTTAACGGTTCGCAACTTTATGTCGGTTGGAAACTGTGCTCAAGCTATAGACTTTAGTAAAGAGCAACTAACACTGGTGCTTGGTGAGAACCTAGATCAGGGCGGGGGTGGTGACGGGAATCGAAACGCCACAGGGAAATCAACTATTATTAACGCGCTTAGCTATGCTCTTTATGGCCAAGCGCTGACTAACATCAAGAAAAATAATCTAATTAACAAGACCAACAGTAAAAATATGTTGGTCACTCTTCATTTTAAGAAGAGCAACGTGGACTATAGAATAGAAAGAGGACGAAGCCCCAACATTCTTAAGTTTTATGTGGATGATGCAGAACAAGACATGACTGATGAGTCACAAGGTGATAGTCGCAGAACACAGGACACGATTAACGACCTATTGGGTATGAGCCACGATATGTTTAAACACATTGTTGCTCTTAATACCTATACTGAGCCGTTCCTGTCAATGAGAGCCAACGATCAACGTGCTATCATTGAGCAATTACTAGGTATTACTATACTAACTGAAAAAGCAGTGGCATTAAAAGAACAAGTACGAGTGTCTAAAGACTCTATAACCGAAGAGACACTAAAGATAGACGCAATTAAAACAGCAAACGGCAAAATTGAGCAAAGTATAGCTACCTTGGTCAGCAGACAACGTGCATGGCAATCAAAGAAGAAGCAAGACAGTATAAAACTACAACAAGGTATTGACCAATTAGAAAAACTTGATATTGAGCTAGAACTTAGCGATCACGAAAAGTTGCAGCATTGGACTCAAATGAATACTGCTGTTACTGCTCTTAATAAAGAGAAAAGTACACTAGATACTGCGTTAATGAGAGCAGATACTGCTGTGAGCAAGGTAAAAAAGAACATTGTTGAACTAGATGATGCTACCTGTTACACATGCGGTCAAGAATTACACGCAGACAAAAGGGATGAAATACAAAAGTCCAAAGAAAAAGAACTAGCTGATGCCACTGCTTATCAAAAAGAAGTAGTAGACAAGCTAAAGAAGGTAATGGCCAATCTGTCTGAGATCGGCGAGCTGAATGGTAAGCCTATCACATTCTACGACAGTGCAAAAGAAGCATACGAACACCGCAGCAACGTTGAGAACCTAAAAAACACGTTAACTGCAAAACAGAACGACGAAGATCCGTATGAAGCACAAGTATCTGATCTAAAGACGTCAGCTCTGCAAGAAATTAACTGGATTACAGTAAATGAAATAACCAATCTAAAAGAACATCAAGAGTTTCTTCTCAAACTGCTAACAAATAAGGATAGCTTCATACGCAAAAAGATTATAGATCAGAATCTTGCCTATTTAAACAACAGGCTTACTAATTATCTAGACAGATTAGGTTTACCTCACCAAGTTGAGTTTCAAAACGACTTATCAGTTGAGATCTCTCAATTAGGGCAGGACCTTGACTTTGATAACTTGTCACGAGGCGAACGAAACAGGCTTATACTAGGTCTTAGCTTTGCTTTCCGCGACGTTTGGGAGAGTTTGTATCAGAACGTTAACCTGCTGTTCATCGACGAGCTGATAGACAGCGGCATGGACACAGCAGGAGTTGAGAGTTCGTTAAGCGTACTCAAGAAGATGGCAAGAGAACGAGAGAAAAATATCTTTTTGATTAGTCATAAAGATGAATTGATAGGGCGAGTCAATCATGTGCTTAAAGTTATTAAAGAAGGCGGATTCACCTCTTATGCGAACGATTTAGATGTAGTGGAGTCAACTCAATGACCGACGACGAAAGATTTGAAAAAGAAAAAGAATTAGACCCCGATGATAGTCTTCACCAACAGTTGGTCCAGGCGTATCTAGACTATTTTGTTTCAATGGAACATTGGGAAGCTATGAAAACTCACCGTAGGTACTACGTTCTACAACAGAGGCTTCGTAAAATAAAAAAAATTACGCATCAACGAAACGCAGAAGTGAAAGCACAGTTTCAAGAGGTATATCCAGAAGTTTTTAAGTCAAAACCGAAGCAGTGAGGTGCTGTAGGTAGATATATAACTGTATGCATTGGACCTATGAAGGCGTAACTATTATTGAGATACCAGACGAGTATGAAGGATTTGTGTATCTCATTACCAATCTACAGTCCGGAAAAAAATATATTGGCAAGAAGCTGGCTAAGTTTAAAACTACCAAGCCACCGCTTAAAGGTAAAAAGAATAAACGCAGAGGCTTTAAAGAAAGCGACTGGAGAACCTATTGGGGTTCGTCAGATAAGTTAAATGCTGATGTAGCAGCTTTAGGACAGGAGCAATTTACTCGAGAAGTACTTTATTTTTGTAAATCAAGAGCAGAAATGTCCTACATTGAGGCAAAAGAACAATTTGATCGCAAGGTACTTGAAACTGATGACTACTACAACGGTATTATCAATGTTCGAGTAGGCGGATCAGAGAAATTAAGACAGTCACTAATAGAAAACAAAAATTTAAAATAGGCAAGACAGGCATCTTCAGGCAAAGATTATTTCTTAGTTGTTGCGAACAAAGCAAGAAGTAATACACACTTAGGCATCAAAACAACACACAAGGCTGGCAGGCCGGACTATAATACTGCTGTGAAACAGCCGGTTGGTACCCGGACACGAAACATGTTGAGACACTCCCCTTCGAGAGACATCGTCGTAGCTGAAAAGGCAAGCGAGTTAAGTATTGACATAGAACGTTTGTTGGCGTTCAAGAAAAAATCGCACACTCCTAAAAACTGTACATCTAGGAACGAAAGTACAGGCGGCATGTTAAAATGCTATATCGACGTAGGTTGGGAAAGGTCAGAACCCGTGGAGTGAACAAATACCTGCTTCCAATGTGTCTTGGCTGGAAATACTCACATGAAGTATATTCATTAAGCAGACGGAACCTTTAAACAGGTTCCGTCTGACCAGAGCAATCTACATGAATCATTCAAAACAAAAGAAAAACAATTGCTTAAATCACTTATACAAACAAATTACCAAATTCTTTTTACTATATTCACTTAAGAAACTATTAGTTTGAGCGTAGAGCGAAAACTAAATGAGCAAAGCTCATTTTTAGTATAAATACATCTATATACACTTGGAATAACTCTCATATGAAGATGCACGAAATTAATGAAACACCTCTTGATGAGCTGGATGGTGACGGCGTAGGTAGGTCTCTGGGAAAGGCAGCTAAGTCTGTTGGCAAGGGCATTGCTGATTTTGGTAAAGGATTTAAAGCAGGCTTTACTGGAAAGAGTAGACGTGCCACGCCATCTAATAGAACCGCTGCATCATCTAATAGAAGTGGTGCAACGCCTCGTCGACGCACAAGGCCAACTCCTGCTGGCACTCCACCACCTGAGACTACTCCAACTCCTACTGGCACTCCACCTGCCAATTCCAGGAATGCTACTCAAACTGATACCTTTGCAAAAGCAAAATCAGATATTAGAAAAGTACAGGGCGGGCAAAAACCTATGCCTCATAACACTGCTGTTGTAATTAACCGCGCACTAACACAGTTATCTAAAGGCAGCAAAGAGCATGGGGTATGGGCAGCAGAGAAAATTTTAAGATTCGCTAGCGCAGGAGTAAACGTTACTAGACAACAGCAACAGTGGATAGCAAACGCTAAAGCAGGGGAACGATTCCTGACGCAGAGCAGATATCTTGAATTATCAAGAATGTTACGCGAGCATGGAATTAGGTGGATTGACTTAGGATTAAGGATCCACCTGGTTGAAAGCACTAATAAACTAGTTGGGATCAGTCGAGTTTAGAAAAATGGAAGCCCAGTTTTTTTTGTGGTTTCCATGTTATGTTCAACAATGTCTCCTATAAGAAGCTTATCTTCGTAAGTTAGATAATAAGCTTCCTCATAGGTCACTCCACCTCTCATATACCAACACATCTTTAGCAGCTCGGATTTTATTTCTTTTTGATCATTTTCATACTTGGTTACTTCTTCAAGGATCTGACCTGTACTCATTGGTAAGATCCTTATCCGAAAAAATTTGATTGATCAAATGTGATTGGCACTGTCCATGTTGCTGGTGCACCTTTTTTAATATCTTCAGGTGAGGATACAACGTTAATTGGTTCGATCTCAAACTTTTCTTTTTGTGCATCTAGGTGTTCAGTTACTTTATTATAAAAATCTTTGTCAGCATTAGCAATAAACTCATCAATATGTTCTTGATTATCAACTAGTGTATTATCATCAATTGATATTGATGAGATACATTTACTAATAGTTTTTACTGTTAGATTGGTTAACTTTGTAAAACTTTCATTGAACTTAGTTAGTTTTTCTTCTTCTGGAATATTTTCATTGTTTACTAATACAAAAATTCGCTGTTCTTCAAATGTTATAAGACTTGCTTCAGTAAACTCTTTATAAGTTAGTGGGCGCATCTTAATTTTCATATTGTCAATTTGAAGATTTGGTTCGTAACTTACAGTAACTAACTTATTAAGTAGTTGTCGTAGGTCGACTGAGAAAGTTCTCTCTTCTCCTGACTTAGGAACTTTTACCTCAAGATCCATCATTGCCCCGTAGGTAGCAATTCGAATTGCTATTAGGACAGCGTCTAGGTCAATGCTTGGCATAGCCCAAGGATTTTTGATTGCAGGAATACAACTTTGGATTAGATTCACTGTTGCTTGGCCGTTTAGCAATGCGTCTGGAGTTTTCATTGTGAGTTCGTCTTTTGCTGTCATTGCAAAAACAGGAAACTCACCGCTTTCAGGAATCTCTAAGGTACCAGGAGCATAAAAATGTCCTAGACTAGGAAGAGTAATGTAAACTTTAGGTTGTCTAAAGTATTTCTTTAATGGGTTTTCGTTGTGATTAATTGTGTTTGGATCTACCATGAATGCCTCCGCATAAATACAGTACTAATATGTATCATATATTTATGTGCGTATATAATTTGGACTTTTAATTGTGGCAGATGAAGTAGAGATTGGTAATGTAGGTGGCGAGAATGGTGTTGCTAGCGAAGCAACGCTAGCATCTCTGTTGCGTGCAATGGAACGAATGGCCGGCGCAGATGGCTCTAATGCAAGTGAAGCTGCAAGGGCCGCTAGACGCTTGCGACAAGCACTGCGGGATGCTGCCGATAGTACAGAAGATAATACAGATGCACTAGATGAAAACACTGGGGCGATTGAAAGTGCTGCTGAAGTCACTGGTAGATTTGCCAGAGCGATAGTAGACGTTACTGCAAATCTTGTAGGTGTACTTGCATCTAGCATTGTTGGATTTGGTAGCGTGTTATTATCCTCTAAAACAGAACTGTCAGACTTTGCTGAGCAGATTCCGTTTGTGGGAGGAATCTTAGGTTCACTTGTCGGAATACTCGATGACAGCATTGCTACGTTTAGACAACTATCGTCAGTAGGTGCTGCTTTTAGCAATAGCATCGAGAATATGAGACTGTCGGCAGCTCAACTAGAATTAGGATTAGATGAAATGGCCAGTTTCGTGTCATCTAATTCAGAATCGTTGCGTTTGCTTAGTGGAACAGTAACAGATGGTATTACTAGATTTAAGGCTATCAACAAAACAATAAAAGACACAGGTGACTTTGCTGCTCTAAAAAACCTAGGGTTTACAGTTGAAGAAATAAATGAAGGACTGGCTGATTTTACCGCCCTACAGTCTAGGCTAGGACGTCTACAACGCATGAGTACTAGTCAGATTGCCGCAGGCAGCGCTAGATATCTTGAGCAATTGGACAGGTTGGCAAAGGTCACAGGACAGAGTAGAAAAGAACTAGCAGCAACAATGCTGCAACAAAGTCAGGATGCTAGTTTTCGGGCACTAGCTAACCAATTTACTAACAGCTCAAAACAGCTAGAAAACTTTACTAGTAGTATGGCATTGATAGATACACTGCCAGAAAACGTGGCTAACGGGCTCAGAGACCTAGCAGACGGGATACCTCAGACTGCTGACGGTATTGCACTATTAACGACCATTGGTCCAGAAATACAAACAGCAATGAAAAGGATAGCAAGTGGTGCTGATCCTCAAGTGTTGATTAATGCAATCGGCGCAGCAGGCCACGATATTGAAAATTTTATAGGCGGCTCTGCAAAGGAGCAAGCTGCAATTATAGCCCAACTTAGACAAACTCAACCAGAAATTGCAGCAGTACTAGATGCTGCTACTAAAATGAAAGAGTTTGGTACTAAAGAAATGAGTGCAGCTCGTGCTGAACAAGCAAAGAGAGCTGAAACTACTGCTTCATTAACTGAATTTGATGATACATTAAAAGCTTTTAGAGGAACTATTGCAAAGGCGTTTATTGATAGTGGCATATTTGAAAAGATGGCCGGCGGTGTTGCTACGGTTGCAGACTTATTAGAAAATACACTTGCATCTGATGAGTTTGAAACTAGTTTAAAAAATATATCTTCTACAATTAAGAACTTCCTGAATGAGATACAAGAGGTAGGAATTGAAGAAGCGTTTGCTGGTTTGTTTAAAGAGGGCGGCCCGTTTGCAGGACTAGGAAAATCTATAAGTGATACTATAGTATCAGCATTGAAAGAAACGCTGCCTATGATAGGTATTGGGTTAGTAGCTTTATTTAGTGGTGTATACCTAGCTAAAAAAATAAGCGGAGCATTTACTGGACTACTGGGTAGAGTTTTTGGCGGAGGCGGCCCTGACCTAGGAGGCGGAGGCGGGGATGACGACCCGGATCGAGGACGTCGAGGCGGACGTCGAGGCGGACGTCGAGGCGGCGCAGATGGAGGCGGCAGAGCTGGCAGAAATATAGGAGGCTTCTTTGGCGGCATTATAGGCAGTGTGATGAAAGGTGCAGCCCAAGGCATTAAAGCGTTTGCTAACCCAGCTGTACTTCTAGGTGCAGTTAATATTGGATTAGTTATTACTGCAATAGGAGCAGGAGTAGCTGGCGCCGCTTGGATAACCGGAAAGGCGCTTCCTACATTTGTTGAAGGAATAAAATCCTTTGAAGATATAAACGGCGAAAAGCTAAAAACAGCCGGCGCCGGTATGTTGTCTGTGTCGGCTGGCCTTGCAGCGTTTGGCGGAGCTTCGATTATAGCAGGTGTTGGTAATATTGCTGGCTTTGTCGGCGATTTATTTGGCGGTTCAGCACTTGAGAATATGCAAGAAACTGCCAAAGGTATGCAGTCAATTGCAGATGTTAAAGGATTAAAATCTAACTTAGAGGTCCTTAATCGAGGGCTTGATACAGACTCTATAAAAAACTATGCTGATGCAATGGAACGTTTAGTAGAAGCTCTTAGTGAAATGAACGACGAATTATCCAAGGACAACAAAGTAGGCTTTGGAAAAGGAACTAACGCCGGTGACGTGTTAAGTAAGGTCAACACTTCCACGTCTGGAGGCACCGAAGGTATCAAAGAGTTAAATAACTTGATGCAACAAGTGTTAATGACCTTACAAAGAATGCAAGTTGACACAAACAAGACAGAAAAAAATACAAAAAATCTAGGCGGCGGAAATATTGCCAACGGATACATAAGTTCTATCCGCTAACAGGAATCTAATATGAATATTAAACGTACAATGGAGATTGTATAATGTCGTGGCGTAAACACTTTACTCCGGTATCAGCAGACAATAACTCCGACGGCAGCTACAGTCCTTTTTCTAATGCGAGAAATGGCGCTCAAGCAGGACCTGCTAAAGCAAACTATTCGTCTTATCTACCAGACATATATGTGGGAACGCCTAATAGAGTTGAGCGTTATGGACAGTACAATACCATGGACCAAGACAGTGAAGTAAATGCTGCTCTTGATATTCTTGCAGAGTTTTGTACACAAAAGAATAAGCAAAACAACACCCCATTCACTACAGAATATAAGTCTGAGGCCACTAATTCAGAAGTCAAGATTATCCAGCAGTACCTACAACAGTGGGCTAAACTGCAAGACTTTGAAACTAAAATCTTTAGAATTCTAAGAAACGTGTTTAAGTTTGGCGATCAGTTTTTCCTTAGAGACCCTGAAACTAAGAAATGGTTTAACGTAGATCCAGCAAACGTTACTAAAATAATTGTTAACGAAAGCGAAGGCAAAATTCCAGAGCAGTATGTAATTAAGAACGTAAACTTTAACTTTGTTGCAGGTATTGCTACTACTCCTTATGAATCTAATAATAGTACTTATGGAGGAGGAAACACCACTTACCAGCCAGTTGGTAACGCCAACGGAATGGCAGGACAGCCGCAGAGTAGCACATCAGCTTCGCGTTTTATGACAGAACAAAATGAATATGCGGTTAACGCAGAGCATATGGTTCACATCAGTTTATCAGAAGGATTAGATAATAATTTTCCGTTTGGTAACAGTCTGTTAGAAACAATCTTTAAAGTTTACAAGCAAAAAGAGCTGCTTGAAGATGCCATTATTATCTATCGAGTACAGCGTGCACCAGAGCGAAGAGTCTTCTACGTTGATGTGGGCAACATGCCCAGTCACCTTGCTATGCAGTTTGTTGAGCGTGTAAAGACGGAAATCCATCAACGTAGGATCCCATCGTCAACAGGTGGCGGACAAAATGTAATTGACTCAAGTTATAATCCTCTCTGTTTGGATTTATCTACAAGGATTCCTCTACTTGACGGAAGAACATTAGCACTAACTGAGTTAATTGCAGAGTTTGAGCAAGGAAAAGAAAACTGGGCATACAGTTGTGATCCTGTGACTGGCAAAATAGCGCCAGGCGTAATTAACTGGGCTGGTATTACTCGCAGAAATACACAAACTATTCAATTAACATTTGATAATGGCGAAACTTTAGTTTGTACCCCAGACCACAAGATACCAGTATTTGGAAAAGGTATGGTAGAGGCCAAGGACATCGTCGAAACTGATAGTTTAATATCGTTTAATAAAAGAAACAAAAAGATATCGTCTAACTCTAATGACTATGAGCAAGTTTGGGATCATAGCAAGAAGGAATGGATGTGGACTCATCGAGTTGTAGGCGAGTTTTTTAGAAACTTGAGCAAACATCAGGAATTTACATACCTTGAACAAAATGTAGGAAAGTCTAAAGCAGTAATACATCACCAAGATTATAATCGCTTTAATAACGATCCACGTAATCTTCAATACATGAATAAAGCTGATCACATACAGTACCATGCTGCAAATAAATCAGATTACTGGTCTAATCTATCAGAAGAAGAATTTCAGTTAGTTACAGGAAAGATTTCTAATACGTTAAAAACACATTGGAAGAATATGACTATTGTAGAAAGACAATCAGCTCTTTACAATATTAGGTCAGCACAACA